CAGCGCGCCAAGGTCGCGTGCGACGGAAGATGCGAGAAGGCGTTCGGCTCCAGCACGCGGCCAAAGGTCCAGCTCTCCGACGACCCCGACGACTACGCCTTCCTCGGAGACGCTGAGGTCGGCGACGCGCCACAGGAACCGGGAACCAGCGAGGGCGGCCACCTCAAGCCGTTGATCCCGGTGACGAACGCGGAGCAGATGAACAAGTGGTGCGTCCGCGAGTGCGAGCGCTGCTCGATGTCGTCGCCGGGCGAGGCCGATCAGCCGCTTGAACTGCGGCGCTTCTACCATGCTTGTCGGGTTAACTCCACCGAACAGAAGGGCGCCATGACCGACGACGAGATCAAGCACGCGATTAGTCTAGCCAAATGCTACCTGACCGGAGGTAATTCGCCTCCGCTTCGCACCGATACGACGCCGAAGCTCGCCCACGCAGCCCTAGCACTCCACGCCGAGGTCGAGAAGATGCGGCCGGTATACGATCTTGCTCGTCGTTGGTGCAACCGGCCGGAGAGCGTCTTACGCGAAGGCGGCGAGGTGTTCGCGAACGATGCGGAGTTGTGGATCGAGCTACGCAAGCGAATCGCCGCCGCAGCACTGGTGGAATCAACCCGATGAGCACGGCTTCTACGGACGCAGCTACAACATCGCGCCGCACGAGCGACCGGTTACCGAAGAGGAGTTCCTTGCGCGCACGATGTCTTCGCCGTGCGATGCCTATGTGAAAGGAGCCGACGGGCTGTGGTCGAACTGTCGTCGCGAGCGCGGCCACAACGACGACCACTGGCCGAGCATCATGGAAGGAATGGGTTTCGCAAAATGACCACCGAGATCGAAATCGCTCAGCTCACGTTCGTCGGTCAGCTGCAAGGTGGCCACGTGCACGTCACCGTGCTCGGACCCGGACCCAAAGGCAATCGCCCGATGTGCGGTCGCTTCGCTGTCACCGACAAGGAGTGGGACCGCTTCCTCAAGGAGTTCCCGCCGCCGGCCGAGGGCGGATTCGGAAGCGATCCGAACGCGACGCTGATGTGGTGCATCGTCCGCCGCGGGCTCGTCCTCGAAGCGCCGATCGAGCCCGGCTCGCTTGCCTCAGTCGAGCTGCCGAGGAACGCCACCATCCACGACGTCGACGCTGCGCAGATGCTACGGCTGCTCACCGTCGTCGATCAGATCGGCGAGCACTGGCGCGCGCAAGAGGGCGTCAACGGCAAGCTACTCGACGAGCTCGCAGCGCTGACCGATGGGGCGCGCGGCAAGATGTTTCCGAGGGAGCGATGATCGCCGACCACGATCCGGGCGACGAGCAGGACGATCGCGAGCGCATGCCGTGCATGATGTGCGGTTACGTAGTGGTGTTCGAACAGGTCACATCACGCGACCTATCCATCTGGACGATCAACGGCGGAGGTCAGCTTCGCCCCACGCACATCGCCACATGTCAGCGCTGTCACGCAACGATGCTGATATTCCCGCCTGGGACGATGCCTCTCAAGCCGACCGACGAGTTCTCGATCGGCAGGTCGGTCGACTACGACGATCAGAGGCTGTCGTGAACATGCCTCCGACTCGCCCGCCGCCTCCGCCAAACGGACCGCGCACGTTCGACCGCGACCATCGACGTGTCTTGATCGACGCGCTCCGCCGCGCCGCATCCGACACGCGCACCACGCTCGAGGCATGGCGCACCAACATCCCCAAGGCGCTCGGCGACGACGCGCGCGCCGCTCACAACCGTGTCTGGCTGGAAGCGCTGGCCCAAGTACAGGACCAGCTCGCCGCCGAGATTGCAGACCCCAGCTACGAGCTCACGCTCAAGAGGAGATGAACCGTGTTGAAGATGCTCACGATCGCGATCGCTTTCACCGCCGCATGCACCACCGACACGACCGCGCCAACATCGCCGGACGAGGTCAGCATCGGACGCGCGTATACGATGTACACGCAAGCGCAGTGCAGCAATGGCATCCTGCCGGAGACGGACGTGCAGACGACGATCTGCGTCGCTGCGGGCTCGCAGGACGTACTCGAACCGGGCGACTACCAGGCCGCGCGCGCCGCGCTCGCGTGGAAGTGGGGCTGCAACTTCCAGAGCGGAAGGATCTGGGAAGCTACCGACGAGTACGGTCCACCGCTGACCTGCGACATCCCGAACACGAACCCTGTCCTGCACGCTCCGTCGTGGTGCGACGCGCAAGCGGTTCCGGAGTTCCACGACTGCGAAATGCGGTGAGCTGCGTCGTCGCATGCCGAAAAATGCGGCGCGCGTAAGCGATTCGAGGCCGATTCGGCTGACCTGCACGTGGAAGGCGGGTCGTACTGGAGCCCGCCTCCGGTGCGCCGTGTGGAGTGCGCGTGCGGCCATGTGTTCATCGTCGAGCTTGTTGGCGAGATCGATGACGCCGCGCTGATGCGGCTATACTGGGGACCGTGAACGATCGACACGTCGACAAGGCATTCATCTCGTCATCGTGGGAGATCGAGCGCGGCTACATCCGCCATCTTCCGGTCCCGGATTTCATCAAGCTCGACCAGCGCGGGATGCTGGAGGCCGTCTGGCTGACGCACGCCGAACGTCAGGCGGCGGCTCGACGAAATGCCACGCTCATCGAGGCCGGCGCCCCTGCTGCGATCCTCAACGGGTCAAGGCCGCGAAGGTAGCCGGGCCGCCGATCGAGTCGGCCGCGAGCCCATGCGCCGCCTGCCACGCCGGCAGCGCGGTCGGCAGCACCTCGGGCCCGGCGCATGCGATCGCGCTGGCTACGTACGGCGCGCGCGCATCGGGGGCTCCAGCGCGGAACGGCACGAAGTACGACAGGTCGACCGTGCTGGAGAAGCCGGGGAAGCCGAGCGCGTCTCCTTGAAACTGAACGCTCCACGCTCCAGGCGAACTCGCATCACGCCACGGCCGCGGCAGCTCGGTCATCGGCCCCGGCAGATGCGGCGCATTGCGCGCCTTCCACGCGTACGGGATCTTGAGCCACAGCGGGCACGCGCCAAGCGCCGAGCTCGGCAGGTCGCCGAAGTGGTCGCCCCACTGCTCGAGGCTCGTGTAGATCTGCACGCCGCGCGCGCCGAAGTGCTGCTGCAGGCGAGTAAGGCAGCGCTCCGCGATCGCCAAGCGGCTAGCCGGCGTGGTGCCCAGCGGCGGCGTATCAATTTCGAGGTCGAGCGCCACTGGCAGGTCGCCCTCAGCGCGCGCGTACGCAGCGGCCATCACATCCGCCTGAAGCTCCGGGTTGGTCTCGTAGTCGAGGAAAAGGTACGAGAGCACCTGGAGCCCAGCGGCGCGCGCCGGCGCGGCGTCACGCGCGAGCGTCTTGTCGGCCGCAGCCTGCCCCTTGTAACCCCACGCCCCACGGATCGCCACGGCGACCGCGCCAGCGGAGCGCGCTGCCGAGAAGACCGGCGGGGCGTCCCCGTCGACCACTGCATAGTCGACGATCGTCAGCATGGCTAGTAGTCGTGCGTCGCGCCGTGGACGTGCTTCTTGTAACCGGACTGCTTGCGGTAGTCGTCGATCACCTGACCGATATCGATCGGCGCCTTCATCTTGGCCGCACTGCCCGAGCCCGAGCCCGAGCCGTTGCCCGTCGCGAGCTGAGCGATCTGATCGCCGAGGTCGGTCAGGATGCACACGCCGACATCGCCGCCCACCAGCAGGGCAGCTGCTTCGACCGATGCGATCGTGATCGCGCCGGTGAACACCGCTGGCGCGAGCCCAACTGCGATCGTCTCTGCCTTCGCGAGCTCGCCCTTCGTGCAGTCGACGATATCGTTCTCCACCGTGGTCGCAGCACTGTCGACCTTCGAGCAGCTCGGCTGCGACACCAGGATCGCCATCCCCATCGTGCCGATCACCGCGAGCGCGAACATCATCTCGCGAATGGTAAAGCCGCCGCTCTTGTTGCTCGCGCGCTTGAGAGCTCGAGCAGTCGCCAGCTTCTCGACCTGATCATCAGTCAGCGACGCCCCCGCCTGCGGATGCCAGTAGGCTGCGACTGCGCCGAGCACCGCGATGAACGCTGACTGCAGATTCGGATTACCCATGTACGAGTTCAGACCCGCACCGAGCACGCCGATCACGCCTGCGATGACCATCGTCTTGCGGCCCGTGTCGAGCCACGCGAGGAACGGCACGTTCTTTCCGAGCCACACGACCACCTCGAGCGCGCCGTAGGCGCCGAGCGCGAGCGCGAGCGGCCAGCAGGTATGCACGAAGCCGATCACCTGCGTCACGAACGCTACCGGGTCGGCGGTCGGATCGACGAGCGGTCCGGCGAAGGCGACGGCGGGCAAAAGCATGAACAGCAGCAGCATGATCAGGCGGCGAGTTCTCATGGCCAGGATGGTGCCACAGCTTGACGTCCGAACACAAACGACCCATCCTGACCATGTTCCGCGCCGGGCAGGACATCTCGTGGCGGCGAGATGGGCTGACCCCTCTATTCTGCCCGGCGCGGTGCGCTGTTCCACGTGGAACGCTACTTGAGCAGGCCTCTGATCCAGCTCTCCACGAGCAGCGTGCCGGCCGCAATCGCGAGGCCGATCATGCCGATCGTCAGCTTGCCGAGGATCGACATCCAGAACACGTGGCGCGTCTTCTTCTTCGCGGTCGTGATGTCGATGTCCGACTGTTGCTGCTTCGCCTGAACGTCGACGGCAGTGGTCGCGCGCTTCGTCTGGATCTCGCCCAACGATTTGATCAGCGTGTCGCTCAGCGTATCGTGAAGGCCATCGAGCCGCGTGTGCACGCGCTCGACCTCGGTCTTGACGCCAGCCACTTCGGTCGTCAGGCCAGTGACCTCGGTCTTCATACCTGTGATGGCGCTGGTCGTCTGCCTTCCGGTCTGCTCGACCTTCCGCAGACGGAACTCGTACGCTGCCGATCCATCGATCGGCGTCTTCTCCGGATCATCCTCAGGCTTGCGCGGAGGGATCAGCGGAGGCGGCGGCTTGCGGAAATCTCGGTTGTCGCCCATCGCGATACTTCTTCGCGTTACGCGAACTCCTCAATGATCCACATACCAGCGCTTCCGACACCTCCAACGGCGGTGCCTGCAGCGTTTGTCGAAACGCCACCACCACCGCCAGCTCCGTGTCCGAGGGCTGGATTGCCGTCAAATGACATTGAGGCTCCATCGCCCCCGGTTCCCCACGGTCCACTGGCGCCATCCCCGCCCCTGTTGATTTCGTTTGCGATAACGAGTCCATTACCGCCGAACTCGCTCTGTATGATGTCGCCAGTAGATCCCGACGGTCCGGTCACGAAGCCGCGAGACAAATGCGAACTTGCCGATCCAGTGTCGCCCTCCCCGAGGGCGCCACCCGCTGCGGTATATGTCGTCGATTGAATCGAAATCGTGGAGTCTCCGCCTGCGCTATCGGAACCGCCTGCGCCGCAGACGTATGCGCCTCCGACGATCAGCGCGGCAGGATCGATCCACTTCTCGATATAGACGCCGCTGCCGCCGCCAGCGGCCGCCGCGTACTGAGACGAAACCGAACTGGCGCCGCCGCCGCTGCCGCCGCCGCCGATTCCGCGGAGCCGAACTCTCCTCGTCCCCGTAGTCGGCGTGTAGGTTCCGCTTCCGGTTTTGATCTGGTACCCGATCCTCGTGCCAGGCGTGAACGATCCGAGGTAGCGGATCCATAGGCCGACGTACGCCATCCACTGGTTGAATTCGTCGCTGTCGGGCACCTCGTCGGTGTCGTAACCGTCGGTGGTGTGACCGCTGGCGATCGCAGTCGTGTTCGTGAGGTTGGTGTCCCAGTCGGGATATACGCTCGGTGCAGCCATTACGGTGTGCTCCTGTAGTCGATGCCTCGAGCGAGATGGCCCTGGTCCCAGCCGGGCCCGACGTCGAAGCGAAATGTCTGAGCGAGCGGACGCGCGCTGTAGACGATGATGATACGCACGCCTGCCGAGGTTGCCGCCACGAGCATCTCTTGCAACACGATCGCGGTGTCTTCGTCAACCGCGATGTCCTGCAGCTCAAGGATGAGCGTCGCGTTCCAGACCGTGCGCACGATGATGCGGCCGTTCACGAGCGGCGTTGTGCCAGTGATGAGGCGAGCGATCGTGTAGAGGTCTTGCGGCAGCCCACGCGAGAGATTGGTCGCGATGCGAGCTCGGATGTACTGCCGATAGATGTCGTCGCTGTCGACGGCCGAGCCACTGCGTCCCTGGCCGACGATCTTGCCGATGATGTCGAGGTTGACGCCTTGCGCGGTGTCGACCGTGCGCATCGTCAGCATCTGCTGGAGCGTGTCCTCGAGCGTCTGGAACGGCGAGATGATGATCGACAGGAAGTCGACCGTGTTGCGCCCGGTGTTGAAGTTCGTCGTCATGTGCCCGTGTTTCCCCTGAACTGATAGGCGAGGCGGTCGATCGCTAGCGCCACGTGGTCGATGCCTTCGATCGGCTCGCTTGAGGGAACCACGGCGGTCTGAGGAGCCGGCAGCGTCCAGACGAAGGAGGCTGTCGCCCAATTGCCGGCGCCGTCGATCGCGTCGACGCGCAGCTTGATGAAACTCTGAGCGGTCACATCGCTCGGCTTCGGCCAGCCGGCGCTCGGCAGGATCGAGAGTTCGTAGCCGTCTGAGATCGCATCCGAAGAGCCCTCCGCGATGTAGTCGCCGAGGAAGTTCAGCCCTCGGAAGACCGTAACCTCTCCGCTGGTCTCGTTCGTGATGACGATGAACGCGACGCCAGGATCCGCGTCGGTGATGTCGATGATGATCGGCGTGGCGGCCGCGCTGGTGAAATCGGCCGGGAATCCGTCGTCGGTGCCGGGCGGCGTCGACGGCGTGGGCGAGACGACAGCGATCGTCGGAGCGGTCATGTCGCCGCCCATCGAGCCCGCGATGAATCCTTCGGTGCTGATCGCTTCGGCCGACATCAGAGATCCTTGTCATTCGCGTAGGTCGCCAACGTTCCGTCGCTATTGTACGTGGCCGAGCCGAGGTAGCGCTCGATTTCTCCGTCCGTGTTGTTCGGTGCGCCCGGGGTGGCAGCGATGCGGTCCGCTTTCGTTTCGAACACGCGGAGTCTCCAGCTGACCACCTTTCCGTTCGACCCACCGCTGATGCCGTAGACGTTGTTGTCGACCAAGCTGTTCGGTTTGATCTGACCGCCAGGCTCCTGGCCGGTGTCGTACGAGCCCACAACGACCGTGCCGCTGACCGTGACGGTGCCGCCGTTGACGGGCACGTTGCCGTCGCCATCGGTGTCGATCTGAGCGGTGCCGCTTCCCTGCGTCAGCAGACCATTCGCCGCGCCCACGTTGGCGTTCGGAATCTGCGATCCGACGAGAGGCAGGCCGCCGTTCGCTCCAGCCGCGGCATTAGGCAATGCCGTGAGCCCGAGCCGCACGCCATCCTGCTGATCGTACGCGACGACATCCAGCACGATATCGCTCGGACAGAACGCGCCTTCGGTGCCGACCTGCGCAGCGACATCGATGTACATCGTGACGAATCCGAGCGTGTTCTCGGCGCTCGATGGCAGCGATACCGTGTACCAGCCGTCGCCGTCCTCGACGATGCTGCTCGGCGTGATAGTCGCTAGCGAGCCGCCGGTCTTCTTGCCTTGCACCGTCCACGTGAATCCGGACAGGCCGGTCATCGGTCTGCTCGAGATCTTGCTCAGCATGCGAACGCGGAGATCGATCGCGGTGCTCAGCTTCCAAGGAACGATCACCATCGGCTTGCTCCACTGTCGCGGATAGCCCGCGATCATGTCGTATGCCCACATTCCGTGGACAACCCCTTGCGCCATCGATGACGGATTGCTGTTGACCGTGGTGCCTTCGTTGCCGGGGATCAGCTCGATGGCGATAGCCAACCAGGCCGAGGATCCGGAGGTTGCCCCCCACGTGATCGTGGTTCCGGTCTCGCCGGTGTTTCGAGACGACACCGATAAGCGGATGCCGTTCTGTGTCGCGGCGAGCGCGGATGCGTAGCTCGTCGGCGCAGTCAGGGCGCTAGCGTTGTTGCCGAAGTCTACCTCCGCGACGAGGATCGCATCCTGCGTGCGGGCGGCTACGCCGAACGTTGTCGCTGGCGCGCTAGATGACCCGGATCCGGTCGCGCTCTGGCGTACGCCATCGGAGCCAACGAGGCTCGCGCCCGACCAGTTCGTGACGTAAAACGCGGCGTCGTTGGCGGCTGCGTCGGGCGTGAAGGTGAACGCGATGGTCTGGTTTGGTGGTCCTTTTGATCGGACCCATGCCGTGATTCTGCCGTTGGCGTTGGACAGTTCGGCGAGCTCGCCCCATCCCCCACCATCGCCAGCGTTGTCCGAGAACGATCCGCGCGTGCTCGTGTTGCCGTTCATCGCGGTGAACGCGAGAATCATGTCGCCGACCGCCGGTCCGAACGATGCTGAGATCGCGCTGGACCCAGATCCCTTGTTGCCGCCAAGCGCGGCGACTGCGATCGACACCGGCTAGCTCGTCACCAGCGGGTTGACGCCATCCCACGCGATCATGCTCGTGTTCGCATATATGAACTGGAAGCTCGGCGACGATCCGAACGCGTTTCCGTCTGGAATGGCGGTCGAATACGGAAACCACTCGTCGATCGCGTTGCCGAGCTTACCTTCAACGTTTGTCGTTGCCGTGCCGAACGTGATCGGAACGATCGGCGCGCCGCCGTTTAGCTCTGGATTAGCGACAGCAAAGGTGCCGCCTGCTCCGGTCCCGACGGGGTGCTCCCCTCCGCCGCCGACTGCCGCGATCGTCGTACCGATCTTCGCGTAGGCGTTTCCGGTTGAGCCCTGCGTGGAGCCGGCCGGAAGCGCCATGCTTCCGCCGCCGGTGGCTGCAGCGTTTGACGCCGTAACCGCCGTCACCTGACCGACGATCAGCGGATCGTTCCAGTTCCATGCTGAGAGAACCGTGGAGGTGCAGCGCGTGATCCAGTACTCGCGCACTAGCGCGCCGTTGCTGTAGATGAGCAGATGCAGATGCTTCTTGGTGGTGTCGCCAACGATCGTCACAACGCGATCATTCGTGCCCGTGCCGACCAGCGTCAGCGAGTTCATCACCAGCACTTGGTCGGTAGCGGTCGGCGTGTTCGTCGCGGTTCCTGCCGGCACATAAACGCCGGTCGGCGAGTAGGCGATGTAGAACAGATCGTCTCCGGTCGGCGAGCTGCCGGATCCGAGGTATGCGAACAGATGATCCGCGCCGCCTCCATCCGTAGCGACGCCGAACGACTGCGCAGCGGTCGTGCTCGTGCCGCGCGTGATGCACTTGGCCTTCGTGGTCAGACGGTCGGTGTGGTCGCTCGAGCTGCTCGGGCCCGTCGTGCCGTCGCACGTGTACTTGACGGTCCAGCCGAGCACGTCGATCGCGTATCGCCATAGCGTAAAGAGCGCGAATCCGGTCGCGTCGTTGACGCTGGAGTAGGTCTCGCGCTGGTTGATCTTCGTGAAGTCCCACGAGAGCGAGACGGTCGGCAGGCCCATGACTACGCGTCTTTCTTGGTGGGCGTGATCGTCACGCTCGCACCGCCGGCGAGTCGCGCGAGCAGTCGGAACGCCGAAGCCTGGACCTCTGGGATCGTGAAGTCGTGACCCTCCTGGGTGCACGATGCCGTGCCGTTGTGGCGGCGGATACGGATCTCGCTGCCGCACTCCGGGCACGGCAGCCCGGTACGGATATCCGCTTCGCGCACGCGGCGCCCGACCACCGGAGGAGCGATGGCGGCGAGCTCGGCGCGCTCCACGCCGGCGCAGTGAGCGCAGTCGGCCTTGATGGGCGCCTCGGCGGTCGCGGTGAGCCAGCGCTCGTGGTCGCGCGGATCACGCGCTGTATGCAGTTGCTCATTCGCCACCGCGCTCTCGAGCCTCGCCTCGTGCGCCTGGCGGTCGAGCTCGACGAGGCGCTTCAGTCTGTCATCGACGCCGACGCCGCCGCGGCGAAGCAAGCGATCCATCTGCCGGCGCAGCCACGATGGCTTGCGGACAACGAGCGCGAGCTCGCGGCCATCACGCAGCTCGATGAGTCTGTCGTTCGCGCTGGCCGCTAGCTGTGCGAGCTGGCGAGCCTTGTGCGCGAGCTCTCGAATCTCATCAGGCGTAGTCGCATGCGGAGCGGTGCTCGCCCCGACCGCATGCGCCACGAACTGGTGCTCGCCGCGGACGTCGAATGCGAGGCCGCAGCCAAATCGGACGCGGTGCGTGTGCGCGGAGTCCGGGCCAGCGTCCTCGATCACCGTGATGAGGTGGCGATGCCCGTCGATCGCGGCGTGTGTGGGGCGCTCTGGCAGCGTGGAGGCGCTCAGCAGCTCGCGCGCATCGCCCACGTCGTTCGCTCCGATGGTCTGGGTCTCGCGGCCGTGCGTCATCCCCGCCATCAGAACACGGCGTGGCCACCCCGAACAAGGACACCGCTACGGCGTGAAATCCGAGCTGTTGACCGTGATGTTGACGGTGTCGTAGGTGGCCTGATGCAAGAAGTCGATGGAGATCTTCGTGCTGCTGACCGGCGTAGCGGGATACAGAGCGATATACGTGGTGACGACCTCGCGCACGCCGGGATCGCCGAACGCCTGCGCGCCGATCGCCGACGACACCGCGTCGAAGCCGATCCCGTTTGCGTTGCCCCAGGTCGCGATCAGCGTCTTGACGTTCGCATCGCCGATGTACGTGTCGGGGTCCTTCGTCAGCGTGATGATGATCGAGATAGGGACGCCGGTCACGCGCGAGAACTTCACCGTCTGGGTGTTGCCTTCGCTGTCGACCACTGAAACCGATGTGCCGCCGGATGTCTTGATGCCGGCGGCGACACCTAATTGCCAAAGCGCGTTCCCGGTGTCCTGATCGGCACCGCCAACGACGAGCGCCATCACCGCGTGCGGCGGCACGCTGTTATCGTCGGTGACGTCGTCGACGTTCATGTAGACGGTCACGCTGGTAACGCCACTGATCTCGAGCAGCAGCGCGCGAATCGCATCCTGCGTCGTCGACCCCGGCTTCGCGAGTTCTTCCTCGCGGAGAAGTCGCAGGTTCTGATCGCTCATCTCGAGCGATCCGAGTTCGGCGTCATCGATATTGATGGCCGTGTTCACGCCACCGAGCGGCGTCTGGATGTCCGTGATGTCGCGCGCGGTGCCGACGATCGGCCCCGTGTCCTGGCTCGCGCAGACCACATCGCCGACCGCCGTGCCGTCTCCGATGTACGTCCAATGAGCATCGTTGTCCGTGATGTCGGCATCAGTCGTGCTCGGTCCGCTGCCGGTCGAGTCGCTCTCGCCCGCGGTGATGCACTGGTAGCAGCGTGCATTCGCCGTGACTCGATCGTCCAGATCGTAGCTGGTAGAGGTCGCCCAATCGTCTAGCGCATCGAGCGAGATGTCGACCTGGGAGACGAATGGCTCCTCGGTGCTCGAGGTCGCCACGGTGAATCCAGCCGCAACCACCGTCGATGGATCTCCGGCAAGCGTCTCGGTGACCGTCGAGCTCGTGGCCGGCGTTCGAAACGTTCCGGTGATCTTGCAGATGGCGTCGAGACCCTGCCCCGTCGCCTTGTCGGGATCCCATGCCGAGTACACGGACTCGAGTCCCTGCCAGACCGATGCTAGTCGCTCGGCGACGATCCCGGAGAATTGCCCGTTCGGCGTCGCCGAACTGTTGTCGATCGATTGCCCCCACCGATCTTGGACGTCGGCGGTGATGGCCGCCATGATCGTATCGATCGTGTCGATGACGAGGCCGGTCGGGGACAATCCTGGGGTGGCCATGGCAGCTCCTAGGGCACGGTGAGGGTCGTCGAAGGCGTGTTGCCGAACTCCGAACTCGCGACGAAGGTAACAGTCGCGGCTCGACTCGGGTTGTCGAAAGTAGCCGTCAGCGACACGATGCCGGTGACTCCTGGTGTTGCGAGGATCTGCTTCGAGACCTCGGTGTACAGCAGCGTCTCGTTGAACTTCTCGCCGAGGATGTCTTGCCAGTCCACACCATCGGTCAGCTTTAGGAACCATTCTCCGAGGAACAGGCGCAACCGGCACGTGACGCCCTGAACGATCGCAGGGATGCCCGACAGCCAGACGATCGGGAAGATCAGATCGCCCGTGATCGGATCGATCGCCCAGCAGATGAAGTCGGTCTCGAGCGGTAGCGTCGTCGTCGCCATGTCACTCCGCCTTCGTCTTTGTGGTTCCGGCCTTCCAGCCAGCTCCGGTATTGAGGGCTCCGAGCGCGGTCTGCAGCGCCGTGAGCGCAGCAGCGGCAGGATTGGCGCCGAGCGCGATGATCGCCGTCCCAAGTGCAGTGCCGAAGTCGTCAAGGGCGGACTGCACAACGACATCCCCGGCCGCATCAGGGCTGCCGAGCCGGATCAGGATACCGTTGTACGCATGGAGCACGAGAGCATCGAGCGGCGCCGTCGTCGGCACCGTCTTGTAGTTGTGGAGCCCGACGTACGCGATCGCGTCGTTGATGTCGTGTCGCCGATCATCGATAGGATCGGTGATGGCCGCGCCGGCTCGCTGCAGCCAGCGATCGATCGCGCTCGAGCTGCACACCATCAGGCAGACGTCGCCCTTCTGGACCGGACACGTGATGCGGGCGTTCCCGCCGAATCCTCCGAACATGTGCACCGGAACATCGTGGATGATCGGTAGCGTCTCCGCGATGCGGTCGCCCTGTTCGTTCGTATAGCCATGCTTGATGAGCGGCTGCACCGAGGCGAACTGCGTCGTGTTGTCGTACTCGGTGATCATCGCCGGCATCGCGACGCGCACCACGTAGAGTTGCTCTTGCACGGCGTCTCGCACGAGCTCCTCGAGTCGAACGGTTAGCGAGCGCTCCGGCATCAGGCAGGCCCTAGCGGACGCGCCTCGATCTTCGAGGTCCAGGTCTCCCCGTCGTCGTGCGTGTCGCCCTCCGATACGATCTTCTGCATGCGGAACTCGCCGTTGATCTTCTGGCTCTGGAGCTTCATCTTCGCACCAGGAGTCAGTTCGGGATAGAGCAGCACGACGCACGACACCGTGGACGGCTTGCCGTCGTTCGTCGGAGTCGAGCGCGCTGGCGTTCCCACGAGCCCGGTGCCCTGGTTGATGAGCACCGCCTGGTCTTCGCGAACCTGATCGTCGCGGAGGATCTGCAGGCGCTGATTCTGAATGCTCCACGAGTAGCCGTACGGCGCCAGCAGCCTTGTCAGGATATCGCGCGCCGGACCGTGCATCGAAATCCCGGTCGAGAGCGCCTGCTTCAGCTCGACGCTCTGCTCGACCTCAGGCGGCAGCTGCAGGCTCATCGAGTTGGCGGCATCCTGGAGCACGCGGAGCACGCTGATCGGCTTCTTGTAGCTGCGATTCATCCGGCCGAACGAGAACGCCCGAGCTCCATCGGCGACCTGCATCGTGGTCTCCCATTCGGTTCCTTTGCGGATGCTGTCGCTGTACCTGATGTTCCCGATGAACAGGTTGCGATAGATGCCGTCGTAGCCGGCGTCGAGCTTGACCATCATCGGTTTGTGGTCGATGAAGCTGCGCGTTTCGTCGTTTGCGTTGAACAGCGTGATGTCACACGTATTCGGCTCCGGGCCGATGTGCTTGTCGACCGAGAACTTGAATCGGAGCGCGGTGATCTCGATGCCGTTATCGATCCTGTCGAAGAACTGCGGATTCGCGCCGATGAACGTTGCCGGCGCGGGCTGGCGCCAGAAGGTCATGCGCGCGACGCGTCCGAACAGCAGTGTCACAGCGTCTCTTGTGTGAGTCGACGAAGCCAATCGATCGCCGGGATGTACTTGACCATCACGCGCGTTCCGAGGTCGTCGTATCCAGCGTCCTGTTGATTCGAGCTCGTGTCGTAGGCGATGAACACGCCGCGCTTGAAGATGATGTGCGTTGACTCGCGACCGAGGAATGCTCCGAGAACGATCTTGATTCCGGTCATGATCGGAGTGGCGTCGATCTCGGCGATGTCCATGAACCATGCGCCAGCGCCGACGGGGTTCGAAGACGGCTCTCGTTGATTCCACCGGACATTGAATGCTAATGCGCGGCCTTCTATCGTAGCGATAAAATCGTACGATGGAATCGATGGCGACAACGGCAATATATATTCGGTGATCATGTTCCGTCGTTCTCGGCCAGATGATTCCACGTGGTGACGTTGCTCGGCGCAGGCGGGGCTTGCGTAATGGACTGCCCACTGCTGTTGCGAACGGTCCCATCTCCGTAGTTCTGCGTCGGCGCGCTGTTGGTTTGTTTTGACCCCGTCGGCGCCTGACTCCGCGTTAGGGCAATCGCATAGTAGCCCTTGGCCTGATTGACGCCTTGATCGAGAGTCTGGATGTATCCGTCGACTAGAGTTCGCTTCTTGTCGCTCTCGTCGTTGGTGATGCCAGGGATGATGTAGTGATCGACCCAGTTCAATCCGGGGAACGGATCGTAGCCGTTCGTCGCGATTCGGTCTTCGTGGGTCGTCGAAAGCACCGGACTGCCATAGATGCTGTCGTTGACTGGGATGTGCTTCGTGTATTTGATGATCGGTGTCCCCGTATCTGCATTCCCTTCGTACGAGTAGCCGGCGAAATCCGATTCCCTCACCTTGCTCAGCACGAACTTTCCGAAGGCGTTGAGGTTTGCGATTGTCGGCGCGATGAAGCCGAGGCCCTGGTGCTGGATGCTGTTGACCGTGACGCGCTGCGTGTCGACGATGACGATCTCTTCGAAAGTCGCCTGGAACATGAGCGAGTTCGCCTCGCCGCTCTCGATGGTGTCGACGAACGACGTCATCGCCATGTTCTGATACGTGTCGCGCGTCGTCTGGACGGTGACGTATCGCTTCGCAGTCCAGATCGCGATCATCCGCTGATACGCATCGGTCGGCGGCAGCTTCGAGCCCTGGAGCGATGCGCGAGTCGGGTCGAGCGCGATGGCTCCGATCGGCGTCGAGCTGACCACGCCTTCGACATCGATCACGCGCGGCCTCTGGCGGATGTTGTCGGTTGGATCGCTACCCTTCTCGACGGGGAACTTCGTGACCTCGCTCTCGTAGCGGCCTTCGAATCGAATCTGTACATCGATGGGGTACCCATCGATCACGAATTTGCTCGGACCGGCCATGGCTACGGCTTCTCTCCAGAGATCAGCGAGCCTCTCGCATGGCGAAGCTGCTCCTCGATCATCTTCTTCGTCTGCGCCGCACTGGCGTTCGCGATCTGGACCGGGTCGGAGTCAGTCTTCGCGGTGACGTTGCTGTTGATGTCGCCCGTGAAGGTGTAGGTGGCGCCGGCTTGTCCCATCACGCCATTCCGATAGGGGTTCATCCATCCGGTCGTGTTCGCAGAGGGGCCAGGCGGAGCGCTGCCGTTGCTCATCAGATGATCGCGGACCAATCCGACAGGGCTGTTGTGGTAGCTCCATTTGATCGCCTTGCCAAACCAACTGCTGTTGAACCAATCCTCGCTCTCGTTGATCTTCTTCTTGATCCAGTCGATGACCTCCTCGAACTTCTTTTTCACGTTCTCTGCTCCGCTCTTAAAGCGTTCAAAGACCTCTAGCGGCACATCGGTGAGCGCGTGAAATAGTTCGACAACAACGTCTTTGATTCGGTGAAAGGCGTCGACGACGTAGTGCCAATTCGCCTTGATCAGGTCCCACAGCTTCTTGACCCCGTAGGCCACCCCAGCGATCGCGATGATGATCAGCGGGATGGGCCAGAACGCGAGCAGCCAGTCGATCGCGGCCTGTACCGCGAATGCGGTGATGACCGTACCGAGCGCTACAAGGACCGCCTCGGCGAGATCCTTGTGCTCCTGCAGGAAGCCAATCGCGGAGCCGACTGCTTGGATGAAGATCGCGAGCCCCTTGCCGACGTACGTCAGCGCGGTAACGACGCCCTCGATCAGCGACTCGATCAGGTCCCTGTTCTTCGCAATCCACGCCGACATCTGCTCGACGAGCTCGGTGATCGCCGGCAGCAGCGCGGAGATCGCCTGGTTCTTGATGCCGGTCAACGACGCGTGGAGCTTGATGTTCTCCTTCTCGAGCTTCTCCGCGTTCTTGACGGCATCCTCGCCGATGACCACGCCGAGCTTCTCGGCCTCGGCCCGGAGATCGGCGATGCCGGCGCTGCCCTTGTTCAGCAGTGGGATCAGCGCGGTGCCAGAGCGCCCGAACAGGTCCATCGCAGCGGCGGTCTTCTTGGATCCATCCGGCAGCTTTGCGAAGTGATCGGCGAGGATCCCGAGCACCTCGGACGGCTTCTTGTTCTTCAGCGCCGCCGCGCTGACGCCGAGCGCGCGCATCCCGTCGGCGGCTGGGCCCGTCCCGCTGCGCTGCAACTCCTGAAGTGCGACCGCGAGGTGCTGCATCGAGACCTGAAGGTCATCGGCGCTCGCGCCTTCGGTCTGTGCGGCATAGCCGAGCTCCTGGACTGCCTGCGCGGTATCTCCGATGCGCTCGCCGAGTCGCTTCGCCGCGACGGCCGACTCCACGAAGCCGGACACCATCTGTCCGACTTTGCGGATCGCCTCCACGCCGATGAAGATCTCGACGGCGTGGCGCAGCCCATCCATGAGCTTGTCGCCCTTGGCGAACTCGCCCTCGTTTACGTTAAGGCCTAAGGCCGCGGCAAATTCGGCTACGATCACGGGATCACCACTTCTTCGTGGTCGTGCTTCTTGCCCTTGTTGGCGCGCGCGCGCGCTTCAGCCACTGCGTCGAGCAACAGATTCGCGAGGTCGATTTCGTTGAGACTCATCTCTGTGACCTCCGACCATGTTGCGAATTCGTCGACGACGAGCCGGTACCCCCTCCAGTACTTCTCGTGTTCGGGCTGCAGCCCCTCGAGCTTTACGTGCTCGCCTTCCCGAGGGACTTGGGGAGGGCGCGTCCGGAGAAAAAAGGGGCGTACGTGACCTTGCCGGCCAAGAACAGCACCGGCAAGTAGAGGTAGCGGTACGTCTCGAATACCTTCGCTCGGTCCTCGGCGCGCGCGAGCTCGCAGCGCTCCTTCTGGCCGGTCTCCGGATCGGTGAGGATCACCTTGGTGGAGGAGAGCAGCTGCGGCGCCAGCGCCTTGAGCCGACCGTTGCCGAGCTTCACGCCGATCGCGCTTGCCGCTTCGGTGAGCATCGGGATCAGCTTGGGCAGCATCGCTGGCAGCGCGGCCGCCAGCTCCTGCTCGGCGTTCTCCTTTAGCATCTCGAGCAGAGCGAGCGCATCGGCGTGCCCGCGCATCGTTTCGAAGACGACCGTGACGAGCTGCCACACTTCGGGGAGTAGGTCCTCCGATTTGTCCCACGGCAGTTCGGTCACCTCGACGGTGGCGCCCTCGAACTCGAACGTCTCTGTCTTGCGACGTGCCATCAGAACTCTCCGGCGCTGCCGACCTGATACGCGTCGGCCTTCTCGCAATCGAACATCCACGGCCGACCGGTGACGGCCACGGCGTATTCGATCTTCGGCGGCTTGACGATCCACGCGTTCTTCACGACGAGCTTGGCGGTGCCGTTGAGATCACGCAGTGTGAGCACGCCGACCGGTAGATAGTTGAGATCGGCGTTCGGGATGAGGAGCGTCAGGTCGTCGTTCGTCGGCGAGCCCTGCAGCAGCGTCGCCGTGACCTTGACGCCACGGTTGGCGCTGAGCGTGGCCGTGGCAACGCCATCGCCGCCGACATGCTTGGTCACCTGATCGACGTCGAATTCGGCTTCGATCATCGTGCCGTCCATGAATGCCTCGAACTGCACGGCGAAGTTCTTGCCGCTCGGCAGCGTGCCGGTGAACGACAGCGTCACGCGCTTTGGATTGTACTTGAGGAGCATCGTCGTTCTCCGGGTTAGAAGGTGAACGTGGCGTTGATGAAGACCTTGTTGACCGATCCGTCGAGCCGCGCGCTCGCGTTGATGTCGGGCAACTCACGCAGCGCGCGCACGCTCGGATCGATGCTCGCGACGAGCGGCACGTCGACCTCGGGCGCCGGGTCGTTGGGGTCGCCCGGCGTGCCGGGCGCGAACACGGTGCTCTCGACGCCATCGTGCAGCGAGGCCTCGATCGCTCCGCCGACCATCGCGATGTCGTGATCGTCGTATCCGATCTTGTCGTGGCCGACGAGCACGCCGAGCACGTTGGTCTGCGCGGCATTGAACCACCAGTCGAGGCTATCCACGACGTCGATGAAGCCGTAGACCAGGTTCGCAACGGTGCCCTCCCAGGTCATCGGGACGCCATCGTTCGTGTACGCGTTGCCGCGGCGCGCGATCAGATTGGCGCGCTGCGTGTCATCGAGCTTGGTGACCGTCACGCCGGCGAGCGACTTGAACTTGGCGTTCCACGTGCCGGGCGTCTTCGGCAGCAGCACGCCGAGCCACGCCGAACTCATCTGCTCGGCCTGCGAGTGATGGAAGCTGTACAGCGTCCGCTTGTATCCGAGCGCGAGCAGCTGCGCGAGCGTGTCGGTCGCATCGGTCACGCTGGTGTTGACCGAGTCGCTCTCGTTCAGATCGAGGAAGTAGACGTGCGCGCCGTTCGACTCGGTCCATGCCGCCACCTCGAGCGCGATCGCACTCGACAGCATCGGCGTCACGATCGCGTACCAGGTGTTGTCCTCGGTGAGGATGTTCGTCAGGTCCGCCTGCACGCCGGGGTCGACGTTGACGATCGCGATACGCACGTAGCGGAGCTTGACCGCCTCGAGCGTGAAGTAGTCGCCGGCAGCGTTGGCCGTCACGAAGAACGGAAGGATCGGCGACAGGCACGCGCCCTGTGGCGTGGCCGTCAAGGTGCCTGATCCGTTGTCGCTGAACGCGACCGCAGTGCCGGCCAGCGCGTTCGCGAGCGTCGACGCGAGCAGGAAGGTGTTGGCGGTGAGCTTGATCACCCAGTAGTTCGTGGCTGCTGCGAGTCCCGTCGGCAGCGCGCCACCAACCTCCGACAGCTGAAGCGGCCCGTCACCGGTGTTCCACCCGTGGGCGGCGGAGGTGAGCGCAGGCGTGGTGTGGTCTGCCGTGAAATTCTTCGCGGTCAGCGACGCCAGCGGCGCGAACGCCGCCGTGTAGTTAGCTCCCACGACAGCGTTGAGTGCGGTCAGAAGATCGTTATGGATCTCCTGCAGCGTCGCGTCCGCGGCCGACGTGATCGACGGCGAGCTCGGCGTGACGCCCTCGCCGGTCACGTTAACCCCGTATGCCGCGCTGTTGACGACCTGGTTGGCGGACACTTGATACTTCAGCGTCGGGATGTTCGTGCCGCGGCCGATCAGCACGCCTGTGACGTGCGGCGTCTGATCGAACTGCGCCTCCGCGCCCAGCACCTCGGGCGAGTCTTCTGCGAAACCATCGTTGACCATGTCCGACGGATCGCTGTACAGGCGCGTGAAGTCGGGCGCGATCACGCTGCTGTACGACAAGATCATCGCGAGCCCGAATCCCGCGCGAGCGATGCCGGTGTTCTTGATCGAGATCGTGATGCTGATGTGTTGGTCGATGCCGGCCATTGGATCTGCTCCTCGTCAGGGTGGCGGAAGAACTGGGAAGGTCGTCTCCGTGTCCGTGCTGGTCTCCGTGAACGTGACCGAGACCTTCTCGACGAACGTCTCGAAGCCGACGACCTCGGACGCGACGTAGCCCGTCATCGTCCAGACCGTGCGCGGCTCGAGGATGCTGCCGAGGCGACCTTCGACGAGCTTGGCGCCGCCCTCGAAGTAGGCCCCATTCAGATCGGATACGCCGAATCCAGCAGCGTCGAGATCGTCGATGTGCAACTGCAGCGATGCGCCGACGTCGGTCATGATCTGCATCGACTGCAGTCCGCTGTTCTCCGGCGGGAAGCACTGCATGCTGATGGAGACCTCGCGCGTTCCTCGCGCTCGATTCTCCAGCTCGATGCCAGCGTGCACCGTGTCGTCGGTGTCGATGATGCTGAGATCGCCGCTGCCGGTCGACTCCAGAACGATCGGCGTAATCGGATTGCCTTCGTAGTTGCCGCCGGTGTTCTGGAAGGTGCTCGCGAGCTGGATGTGATTCGCATCGAGGACGATCGCCCAGTAGCTGGTCAGCTGCGCGAGCGGCGCCGGCGCCGTTGCTCCACCGCCAAGCTCCAGCTCGATGGGACCGTCGCCAGTGATGAAGCCATGGCCGGTGATCTGCAACCGGTTGCCGTCCACGTCCACCACCTCGATCGGCATCGCTTCGAAGGTGAACGTGTTGTCCTGGCGCACCTCGTAGTCGAATCCGACCGGACGCACGGCGATGATGTTCAGCTGGATGTACGGCGTACTCGGTCGACCTGGCCCCTTGAACGACCAGATGACGTGGTCGGCCGCGAGCCCAGAGCCCGCGACGACCCACGCTTGGATCGCGTTCGCGATGGTAGTCCAGTCGATCGCCGGCATGCGCGGCGCCATCGTAACACCCGAACCTCGCGCGGAACAGGGCAGCCCTGTTCGCTGGCTTACGTTCCGCTGCCTGATCGGCTACCGAGCGCCCACGTAATGCTGTTCCACAGACGCGCCGTGTCGATGAGTGCGATGAATCCCTGCTTGCCGCCGACGGTCTTGCGCCTGATGGTCTCGGGCTTCAGCGCTGGCGGGATGTTCTGCCTGATGGTCGTGCGGATAGCTGTCACCGCCCACGAGCCGAGTACTCCGAGCGCTTTGTCTGGGCTCATGCGTTCGCTGAGGATGTTGCGCGCCAGGTCCGCGAGAAGGCGGATGTGCTTCTGACGCTGCTCGATGAACGTGCGCCGCATCCAACTCCGCTCGGGCAGTCGGCCATCAGCGGAGCCGTACTCGTGGAACGCGCCGACCTCGGCGATCGTCGTGCCGTCCTCGTACGCCTCGCCGGACAGGATGCCGACCTTGACGATGCGCTTGTTGACGTCCTTGACCTTCGCGCGCAGCCGACGCCACACGCGGTCGTCGGCCGTGGTCTTCATCGACTTGGGCACGAGCTGAGGATACGCTGCCGGCGTGGCGAAGATCTGGATGATCGCCTACAGCCCCGGCTGGTCGTACGACACGGCAGCGAAGGCGCTGCAGCGCGAGCTCCGCGGCCGCCACGAGATCCGCATCGCGTACTCGTATTCGTTGATGAACGGCGAGATGAACTCGTGGCCCGCTGACCTCTATGTCGACATGTGGTGGCACGGCGCGATTCGGAAGACGCACGCTCCGGTGCTGAAGCAGATCAGCAGCCACCGCTGGTCGCAGACGCGCTGGCGCGGGCTGAGCGCGACGAATATGCTGCAGCGGTACGCGAAGGACTGCTCGGTCATCGTCCCGTCGGTTCGCCTGCAGCGCTTGCTCACCAAGCATGACCCGGTACCAGCGAGATCGATCGCGCTCGGTCCCAAGGGGTTCGAACCGTCCGTCTGCATGGACCAACGCCGGCGCAACGGCCGCGACATGCGCATCGGCTGGGCTGGCAATGCCGACGCGGCCGACAAGCACGTGGAGGTCCTGCGCGCTGCGGCACCGGGGATGCTCGTCGCGGACCGCTGTCTCACGCAGGGTGAGATGGGCGATTTCTACAACGACCTGGACGTGTTCGTGATCGCATCCCGAGCCGAGGGCGATCCGCGCACGCTGATCGAAAGCATGGCATCCGGCTGCTTCCCAGTGACCACGGATGTGGGAATCGTGCCCGAGCTCGTGCGCGATGGCATCGACGGCCTCGTCGTCGAGCGCACGCCCGAAGCTTTCACGCTCGCGCTCGACTGGTGCCGCGGCCACCTCGACTTCGTGCGCACTGCCGGCAGAGCAAACGCGGAGCGCATGCTCGAGCAGCGCACGTGGTCGCAGGTCGCGCCCTGCTGGTCGATGGCGTTCGATGCGGCGATCGCTACGGCTTCGGAAGGCGATCGATCCACGCCTTCCAGAACGTCGACAGCGCCTTCGCCTTGATGACGCGCCACCATTCGCCATCGCCGCCCGTGAGGTTGGTCGCTGCGAGCACATCGCCGCTTGCGTGCAGCACATTCGTCGGCGTTCCGGCTGTGGCGACCTGGAGGTACCGCGACGTCTCGGTGATGGCCGTCTCGAGGTCGAGCTCGGTCGTCACGCCATCGAGAAACGTGTAGACGATCGCCGGATAGGCGCTCTCATCGAGCACGCCTGCCTCCGCGACGGAGCCGGCCTCGAGCTGGAGCGTCACGACATCTGTGGGTGCGCCAAAGGCGATCGTGCTCAGGACGCCATCCGCGTGCGCCGTGTGCTCGCCCAGATCGATCGACGCCGACAGCGTCCCGACGAGCACCTTGTCCGCTTCGTATCCGGGCCGGACGGTCCACAGCGCGGCATCGTGCTGGTAGAGCTTGCGGATCTCCAGGCCGTATGTGGAGTCCGGCATGTTCTGGAATTCGGCGCCGTTGTCTGGTCGCATGCTGCCGGCGACAGCGAAGTAGCTGAACGATCCGCTCGCGTAGTTGCCGTTCGTGATCGGGCCAGATGCCGTCCGCCAGACCTGATAGCTGCCGGTGCCGAAGGTGTCGATGACCGTCGCCAGATCACCATTCATCTCATCGGCGAGCATCAGGTCACGAACGGCAAGCGAGCGTAGCTCGTGTTCACCAGCGCGCGGTATGCCGAGCCGTACGCAGTGCGCTGCCAGAACGGGTCATCGCCGACAGGGATCGGCGGCAGCGTATAGCCGATCGACACGTCGTCTTCCTTCATCGACGTCAGCACCGCCGTATGCGGTCCAAGCGACGCGAGGTGCGCCGCCAGGTAGGCGCGTGCGATCTTGATGCGAGGTCCGCCCTCGCCGCCTTGGAACGCACACGGATCGAGCTCGGCGTTGACGTACGCGAGGACGATCGCCTGCGTCGCTGGCGGCGCCGAGGACACCTTTGGGTCATTCGCCGCGACCGCCTTGACGTCATCCCAGGTGATCGAGGCCACGGATCACTCGCGGTCGACGCGCGGGATGATGCCGGCCGTGATGGCGCCGCTGCCGCTCGCGATCGTAGCGACGAGCGCGTAGGCGATCGTCATCGGGCTGTGCTTGCGCACGTCCCAGTACGACGACTGCGCATCGAGGTCGATCGCGCCGTCGCCGGCGAGCCCGAGCAGCCCCATCGAGTGCCAGTGCACGCGCTTGGTGGAGGAGCTGGAGTTGAGGTCGATCGTCCCGGTCCCGTTCGTGGTGAACTCGACGACGACCCCGCTCAGCGCAGTCGTGATGCTCGTGGCCACGTTGAAGGTGTTCGCGCCGACCTTCACCACGTAGTAGTCGGTGAGGAGCGCGAGGCCAGTCGGCAGCGACCCGCCGGCATCGGTCAGCTGGAACGGCCCATCGCCGATCAGCAAGCCATGCGCGGTGTGCGTCAGGACCGCGTCGGCTGCGCCCGTGAGCGGCGCCGCAGCGAACTCGTCGACGGTTACCGCGAGCACGTTCGTCGGGGTGCCGGGCGTCTTGACGACGAGGTCCGGCCGACCGGTCGCAGGATTCGCGGGCAGCGCAGCGATCGCAGCTTCGAAGTTCGCGACGGTCGTGACCGCCGTTTTGAAGGTGAACGTGTATGCGAGCCCGACATTCGTCAGAACCCCGGCGTTCGGCGCGCCGACGGAATGAGCGAAGGCGATCGTGATGCCGTCGCCCGGCTCGGTCGGCGCCGCGCCTGCGATGCCAGCCTCGATGACCGTGTCGCAATCCGTGGTCTTCGTGGACAGGTCGAGGCTGCCAGCGACCGCAGCGGTGCCGGTCACAGCGAGTGCGGACGGCGCGTACGGCCGCAGCTGCGCGCCGTAGAGCGTCGCGCCGGTAAGGTCGACCGCGCCATCCGCCCAGATCGCGACCTCCAGTTCGGGCACCGTGGTGCCCTTGCCCGACCAGTACCCCGGCACGAGCGCGAAGTCGGGCGGCGGCAACGCCAGCGCCGTCGCAGCGCTGCAGAGCAGCGCGGGCGAGCCGGTTTGGAACTGGATGTTGCGCATCTATCTTCGTTGCGGAGGCCGGACTCGAACCAGCGACCTTCGGCTTATGAGGCCGACGAGCTACCAACTGCTCCACCCCGCAGCACGGCCGCCGACACAGCGGCCCGAACTCCTGCTCGTTCAGCTCTGCGCGATGTCCATGTAGCCGATCGCGACCGTGTAGCGGATCGCGAGGCCACCGCACGAGCCGTACGCCGGGATGTTGATGTTCAACCCCTCCGGCTGCGGCGCGAGCGACGTGAACTCCTGCGGGATGATCGCCGCGAGGCACAGCGGGTCACGCGGGAAGCAGATGAACCGCGGAGCCGAGCTCGCGCCCGCGGTCTCGCCCTGCCACCACTCCTCGATCGACTCGATCCAGGGGTTGTTCTGGATCGCGTACTTGAGGATCGTGGTGTCCGAGTTCGCCGAGCGCGGCGTCGACGCCGCGATGGCGTACTCGTTGCTCGGCAGCACGAGCAGGAAGCGCGGGAACACGGCCGCATCGTCACCCGCCTGCTTGAGCCGGCCGTGGGTGTCGTTGACGATCGTGTTGAGGTCCGCGAGCATCTTCGTCGGGTCCTCGGAGTCCGTCCACTTCTGGGCGGTCGTCTTCGAGGATGCCGTCGACGCGGTGCCGATCGGCGTGCCCTGCGATCCGTAGATGCCGGTCGTGCCCGCCTGCGCGTCCGTGAACGCGAGCATGTTGTCGACGCGACGAGCAACGGCCGCCTGCGCTGCGCGGATCGTCAGCTGGTCGAGCGGCTTGTTCAGCTTCGCCGCCTGCTGGATCTCGCGCACCGACCAGCCGTAGCCGACCGGGATCTGGCGGATGTTGCTCGAGCGCTCCGCACCGGTCACGTTGACGGTGTTGAAGTTGTTCGAACGCGGTCCGCCGAGATTCGCCGAGCCGTGTCGCTCGTACATCCGGTACGTGTACACGTCCGCGGTCGGATCGACGCCGTCCTGCATCGGCAGGTAACGGCGACCGAGCATGGCCGCGAACAGCACCTCGTACGGACGCTGGTCGATCGACTCCAGCTCGCGGAGGAAGAACATCGTGTCGTCTGCATCCAGACGCCCGATGGACTGGGGAGGATTGTATGCGCGCATGGTGGCGTCGGCCCTTTCTCTCAGGTGTCCTGGGTGGCGAGGCTGACGTTCGTGAAGTCGACGTCGAGCTTGGCGGGATTGCCGCTCGCGACCGTGGCCGTGGTGAGCCACTTCGCGAACGCGGTGATATCGAGCGTCTTGTTCGCGTCGGCCGTGCCGCGAATCGTGCCGACCGGATGGTCGGTGTTCGCGACGACCTGCACGTGCACTTCGCTCGTCGGCGTGACGTCGGTGTAGGGGAGGATCCACACCCGCCCCCGCTTCAGCAGGCCGAGCGGCGTGCCCGGCGTGATGCCGTCCGAGTTCAGCTGCGTGAGCCGCTCGAAGTCGTTCGCCTGCACGACGATGCCCTTGAGCAAGTCGGCGAGCGAGGTCGGCATGAGCGCACCGTCGTCGCTCGTGCCCTGCTTGACGCAGGTGCCGAACGGCATGTCGACGGTGTCCGTGTTGATCGCCATGTCGACGACCGCATCGGAGACGGACTGGAAATCGGCGAGCTGACCCGGGACGCCGAAGTCCTGGCTGGTCAGCACCGAGGTCTGAGGAACGGGCATCGTCATGGCGTCAGCTCACTTTCCGCCGGCGATGTGCGCGGCACGGATGTCGTTGGGAAGCGGCTGCTTCCAGAGGTTGCGCAGCGTCTCCTGCGACTGGGACTTCGCGTCGGTGCGCGGCTTCTCGGTGACGTTGGCCGCGAGCACCTCGGCCGAACGCGCGAGGCTCTGCGCATAGCCGTCTTCGCGCTCGGTCTCGGCATCGAAGCGGCCCTTGATCTCGCCGTCGGGAACCTTCGCGCTCACGTCGGCCTTGGGGTTCAGCTTCGACACGACGGCCGCCATGATCTGGCGCTCGCTCATGTCGTCGAAGCGGAACTTCGGGCCGAGGTACGCCTGCGCCTTCGCGACGATCAAGACGCGCTGCTTGACCGCTGCGTCGAAGCGCGAGTCGAAGTGCGAGACCGCAGCCTCGGCCGTCTGCGCGCGCTCGCGCATCGCGGTGATGGCGGCCGTCTCGGTCGCGTCGACGCGGGCCGAGACCTGGGTGCGCAGATCGACGATCTGCTCCTCGAGCGTCTTGACCTTGCCCTCGGCGTGCTGGCGAGCGGTCACGGCTTCGTCGCGCGCGCGGTCGGCAGCGTCGGCGCGCGTCTCGGCGTCGCGCAGCTTGTGGCCGAGCACGGCGATCGACATGTCGCCGGCGGGAGCGGTGGTGGTGGTCGTGGTCTCGTTCTTCTTCTCGTCCGCCATACTGGCTCCTCGTTGATGTGAATCGGCCCGATCGTCCCCGCCGTACTTCTTCTCGAAGTCCGTCGAGTCGATGCCGAACTTTTTCGCCGCCGCGCAAATCTTGTCGTAGGCCGTCTTCTTCGCCGCGGCTGACGGGAAGTCGGTTTGGTTGTAGCGAGACATCGCCGCGCGCGTGTGCGCTTCGTCGTTGATCGGCAGCTGACCGGTGCTGGGAACTGCGAACTGCGAATCGCGAAGCTTGTTACGCTCGTCTGCGGTGAGTTCGGCATCCATGCGCGCGCGCGCCGTGCGACCTGCGCGGCCGCGACCGACCGCCACCGCGAGATGATTGCCGATGATATTGCTCTGAACGCAGTCGTACTTGCCGTACACCGGATGCGTGCCCGGCGTCTCGTCGATCGCGCAGCCGTAGCCGCAGCTGACCTCGGTGTCGCCCGACTCCATCGCATCGATCGTCGCGCGGTCGGCGACCATGCCCGAGGTCGCGAGATGGTCCGGCTCGCCCACGCCAGGCGACAGGCGCTGCACCTGATCGCCCGTGCTGCCGACCATGTGGTACTTCGCGTTCTCGGCATTGAGCATGGTCGGCGGATGACCATGCGTGACCGGAACCTGCGCGAACGATTCCATCGTGCGCTGCGAGTACACCTCGCGATCGTCACGGAGCTCGCGACGAATGCCGCCCGGATACGTCGGGTCGGCATACTCGAAGACGCCGGGCTTCGTGATGAACGCATCGAAGCGCAGCCTTCCATCGGGCATGCGCTTAGGGGGCCGGAGCGTTGCTACATCAGTTCGGAAACCGAACACGAAGAGCACGCTAACACCAACACCGTTCCGGGAACAAGACCCTCAGGTTCAGGCGACCGTTTACCGTCGAGCGTTCCGGTCAGTCGTTGTCGTCTTCGCCGGATGGATCCGTGATGTCGGCATACACCGGCTCGTCGCTGCAACGACAAAGGATGGGCTCGCCTGGCATCGCCGGGCCGTCGTCGGTGTCCGGCGGATCGCCGTATTCGAACGGCTCCGACTCGCTCTCCTCTTGCAGGTCGGTATGCTCGTCGCGCACGCGGTCGTCGCCGACCGTGCGCCAGATGAATCGGCGCAGGCCGAGCTCGCGGTGCCGAGTCGCGCTGATCTGGCCGTTGAGCTTGCCGATCTGATCTCGCGCGATCATCCGAGCGTGCCGCTCACCGATGTCGAATCGATCGCCGATGTCCTTCGCTACATCCTCGGTCTGGCGGCCGCTCGTGATGGCGCGCGTGACGATCTTCTCGACATCGTCCATCGTCTTGTTGCCGAATGACTTGATCAGCGAGACGTTCTCCGAGACGAAGTGCTCGATGAGCGCCGGGATGTTGGTGTCGGTCGTCGTGACGTCGATGCCGAGCGCGGCCTTCGCCTGTCGGCGTAGCTGCATTCGCTGCCAATCGCTCGTCTGCTTGGCGAACTTCGTTGCGATCGCGTCGACGCGATTCGGATGGATCGCATCCGTCAACCTCAGCCGAGCTCCCTCGATCAGCGCGCGCGCTCGAGCTCCTTCGCCGGCGTCCATGCGCCATGCGCGCGGAGCCGAATCTCTGTGCGAGATCATGCCGCCCGTGTGCTCGGCGAGTTCGGCTTTGAAGTCGTCGAGCGACATGACGGTCATCCCGCCGTAGAACTTCGGATCATCGTACTGGAGCAGGTAGGCCGCCTTCGCGATGTCTGCGCTCGAAAATCCAAGCATGATCTTTTGCTCGTCAAAGACCCACGGCAACGATGATGAGTTATGGTCGGCTTCATGGGCAGGCCGCGCAAGAATGGACACGTTCGAAGGCTCGGTGGTGACACGCTCTATCGCCTCATCTACGATTGCGGACGCCAGCGCCTGGAGCACCGCGTAGTCATGGAGCGCTCGCTCGGGCGAAGTCTTTCTCGAGATGAGATCGTTCACCATATCGACGGGAACGGTCTCAACAACGACATCTCGAATCTTAGCGTCATGAAGCAAGCCGACCATCGACGCGAGCACGGAGGACCTCGCCTCTGGGACATCCAGAAAGCACTTCGCCTCCGCGCTAAGGGCGCCACCATTGCCAGCATCGCGCGCCATTTTGGCGTTAGCGATAGCGCGATCAACCGCGTGCTCAAGCGCCGCGGATACTCCACCTCCGCTCCGCCACGAAAACTGCGCTTCGATCGCGCGAAGCTGGTCGAGCTCTTCGGCCGAGGGCTCACACGCGCTGAGATCGCGCGTCGCTTGAAGGTCAAACCCCCGTCGATCACCAAGGCCCTTGTCAGGCTCGGCCTGCTGCGGCCGTAGCTGCCGGACGATGTAGACCCACGGCGCGTTCTCGTCGGGCCCGAGATAGCAGTCGACATCTTCGCCATCGGCTCCGCGCACGCCGTCGATATAGCCGTACGCGTAGTGCATACGCGTCTCGCCGGTCGTGTTGTCGTGCTCGTCGGTCCAACGGCGCACACTGCCGGCAGGATTCTCGACTACGACCGGCAGCCCGGCGTACCACTGCTGCCGGGACGGCGATGGATCGTCGGCGTCACCGCGCGCGGCGCGGGCGCTATCGAGCAGCTTGCCGAGCTGGTCCATCGCTGGCTTGGTGGCCTCGCGGGCGACCGTGATCATCCCGACGAGCTGATTCGCGTAGCTCACTTCGAGCGCGTGCGGATACTGCACGCGCGGGATCAGTGTCGGAGCCGACGCGGTTCCGATCGAGCGGTGCATGTGGACGAGACGGTGCAACCGTTGTCCGTCCGGCGACAGCTGCGACAGCTTGAGCGGCTTGATGGCCTTCGCGACCACTCGGTTACCTCATCGACGACGCGACCGGTTGCGCCATCGGTGCCGCAGTGTCGGTGGATGGCGCTGCGGCGGTTCCGTTCGTCATTGCTGCGCGCTGGATCTGCTTATCCGGGCTGCTCCGCTGCGAATTGTGGAAGTCATCCCAGGGCCCGACGTTGCTCGTCGCGGTGCCCACGAATGCGATGACGCGGCGGCCGAGCTTCTGATACGCGAGCGCGCGATGGTGGCCATCGACGATCATCAGCTTGTCCATCCCGGGCCGCTTGACGAGCAGGATCGGCTTCGACCATCCGGCGTTGATGCGCTGCACGAACTTCTCGACCTTGTCCGGCTCGCGCGATGCCTGCCACTGATCGGCGTTCGAGAAGTCGATGTCGGCCAGGTCGACGCGCTCCGGTCCCTCCCACTTGATCGAGCGAATCCACGTGAGCGCCTCGGGCGGATAGTCGCTGGCTAGCTCCTTGGCGATCTCGTCCGCGAGCTCGTCATCGAACCGATCGCGATCGGCTCGTCCAGCCGCGCTGCCGCCGGCGGTGACCGGCGCCGCGATCGCGCCGCGCTTCGGGATGCTGCGGACGTGCGGCTTGATCATGATTTGGCCGGCCCCGGCGTTGAGCGGCGTAACGCCTTGCGCCGGCGCATTGTCGCTGTCGGGTAGCTTCTGCGTGGAGTCGCCGGGCTGCACCTTCCCGTCGGCGTTCGGCACGTCGAGCGGTCGCGCTGTGCCGCCGCCGGTCGCGCTGTCCGCCGGAGCCTTGAGCGCGGCGCGCGCAGCAGCGTCGATCTGCTTCGCTTGCAGGTCCTGTTGCTTCTGCCACGCATCGTCGTCGAGCTGGATGTCGCCGTACTTGTCGCCGCGCCAGCGATTGCGCACCTCGTCCGTCGTGAGCGTGCCGTTCTTGATGTAGTAGTCATCGCTGACCGCGTCGAGGTTGTGCGTCTTCGCGATGTCCTGATCGTCCGGCGAGCTCAGCGGTCGGAAGTTGATACCCCACACGTCGGGCTCTTTGCCTTCGCAAGGACCCTCACTCGAGAGCATCACGAGCCGGATGCCCTGCTCGATCTGCGGCTCCGTCTCGTGCTGCTCGGCGCGCGCGCGGTCGTACATGATCTCGCGGTCGCTCTCGCCGGTCGAATTCAGTCCCGCTGGCGACTGGCCCATCAGCCATGTGATCGGCATGTCGGCGCCAGCGGCCATGCGCACGCAGAAGCGATCGAGCAGCTGCGCGAGCCCGCTGATCGGCGTCTCCTCGCGCGAGAACTCGTCGTTCTTGTCGATCACGATCATCCGCATCACCGAGCGGATGAAGTCGATCTGCTCGATGCGCGCGCGCGCGACCTTGTCCTGATCGGTGGTGATCAGATTCGCGAGCCCTTCGATCTTGAGCACGGCCTGCGCGAAGTCCTGCAGCAGCGCAGACGCCGAGCTCCACGCGAGCCCGAAGTCCATGATCACGTCGCGGATCGGCGTGAGGACGCTGTCGCCCCAGCCGATGCGATCTCCGGGCTGGTACAGGCGGCTGACCTTCGTGCCCTGGAACAGGATGAGCCGAGACTCGTGGATCTCCGACAGCGTCTGCGGCGGCGGCACTCCACCCGTGAGCACCGGGATGAACATGAACCGTTCGGGCGTACCGAACTTCGGATTCCGAAGGTCGGTGTACCAGCTCGTCGGCAGCAGCTCGCGCGGTTCGAGCAGATGCAGCGCGACCACATTGCGGATCCTGGTGAGGTCGATCGGCAGGCGCAGATCGTCTTGCGCGCCATCGATGACCGGGAACAGCGCGGCGCCCCCGTACGCGCGCTTCATCATCATCGCCTTGGTGACCTTCTGATCGAACTGCAGATCTTCCATCTTGGCGACGAGTTGCTCGGACATCTCCCTGTCTTCGTCGTCGGCGATCTTGAGGTCGTAGCCGCGATGCATCGCGAGCTTCGGCAGCGTCTCGATGATGCGCTTGGCGATGTCGTCGCCGAGCCACCACTCGCGCGCCTCGAGGTCGACCATCGGCCGGTACTGCTGCACCGCGCCGCGGCGCTTGTCACGACCGGTCATCAGACCGGTGATGACGTTGCCCCATCCGTCGCTACGCTCCGCCAGGAATGAATCGAGGCGCTGCGCGCCCGAGAACGGCCGGAGTTCGCCGCTGCTCAGCTGTCGCGGTGCGGCATCGCGGCGGCCGAACATGCGACCGAACCAGGTTGACATACCGAGCATCCTATCCCACGCAGAACCACGGCTGTAAACCGCCGAACAAGATGTCATTGCGCTCGGCTATCATCCGAGCATGAGGATGTCGCCTTTCGAACAAGATCCAACGCTTCGCTCCGAGGTACTGCCACCACCGCCGACGCCAACACAACTCCTGCTTGCGGCGTGCGTCTCGTCCGCAGTCGTCGCGGTGATCATCATCTCGATCGCCGCCATGCTCTCGCGTGCGACGCAGATCGTCGCGCCGGTCATCGTCGAGCAAGTGGTCCAATGCTACGAGCTGGTCGTGGTGAACGACGACACCGATGTGCGCGTGCCTGTGCTGACGATCGACGGCTGTATCAGGGAGTGACGATCACGAGCAGGTAGGTCTCGAAGCTCGATCGCTCGGGCTTCGATGCGTGATCGGGGAACCATACGCACGTGCATGCGTTCCCGTCATCGCTGATCTTGCAGACCGTCATCTGCGGTCCGCCGCTCGCGAGCTTGACCACGTCGCCTTGCTTCGGTTCGCGCTCGTCGCGACCACTCGTCATGCGAAGCTTCATGATGGCTGCTGCTGCTCGCTGATCACCGGCTGCGAGTCGAGGATTTTCTGCCACCACGCGCCGAATCCAACGGTGCACGCGATGTTCCTCGCTTGAACGCCAGCTCCCCACGCGGCGTGTAGCCGATCGTGCAGGCTGTACGAGCCGAGCTGCAGATATACGTCGTCGAACCACTTGTCGAAGACTGCGTGGTCCGGCTGGAGCGCGTTCGCGTCGAACGCCTTCTCGTACGCGTCCCATGCATAGTCCTTCTCGGTGCCGAACAGGATCGGATCTTTCGTTGGTTGATCGCCCATGCCGCGAGCCTACCACCGCGATGCGAGTAGCGGATTGATGCTCTTCTTCTTGAGGTAGCGCGCGACGACCTGGCCGAGCGCGTCGACGCGATCGTCGCGCGGCGACTTCGGATAGACGCAGACCTCGGCGAGAAAATCGTCGAGCCACTGGGCGCCTTGCAGCAGATAGACGAGCCCGGCCTGCACGTGGATCGACAGCGCATGCGCGCGCGCTTCCTTGCTGTCCTTGCCGGGGTTGTACGGCTCGATCACGACGATGATCGGCGCGCCATCGGCATCCTTGATCTTGCCCTCGGCGATCTCACGCCGCAGCGTCGACATCACGCTATCGCCGTTCGCCTTGTCTTCGATCAGCAGCTTGCGCGGTCTCCAGCGGACGACTATCTCGCGCAGCGCATCGAGCGTCTTGTCAAAGCTGCGCACCTCGGTAAGGTCTTCGAGAACGTAGAACTTCAGGTCCTTGACGCCGACCACCAGCAAGCCAACCGCGCTCGCGGTCGTTGACGTGGAGCCGAAGGTCGAATCGATGCTGATGACCAACTCGTCGAGTGCGTAGCCGCGTCCATCGAGCTTCGGTCCGAGCTCGACGAGCGGCGAGTCATTATCCTTCGCGCAGCCATCCGGACGAGTTCGCCCGTTATCTGGCATGTCGTACGGACGGAACCACCCGAACCATCCGCGGCTTATCATGCCGCCGTCGATCGGCTCGGGGTTCTGATTGTACTGCGACTCGTATCCGTGCAAGCCGTGCGTCAGCTTGTTGTCGGCGATGACCCGAGCCGTAAAGCGCTCGGGTTGGAGCACCTCTCCTTCTTCGGTCCGCCAGTCTCTCCATCCGAATGGAGTCTCGGCCGGGGCGTTCGCCGGCTGCTTGCCCCACTCGAGCGGAATACACAGCCATGCCCACCCATCACGATGGACCTTCGACCACCGCTTCTGCGCAAGCACGTATGCGCTTAGGTCATGAACGTGAACGCGCTGCTGGATGATGATTCGAAAGCTGCGAATCGGAGAGACGATGCGGTTCTCCATCGCCTTCGTCCACTTGCTCTGCGTATTCAATCGCTCTGGCTGGTTGAACACGCCGTGGGCATCGTCCGGATCGTCGACCAGGATTCCATCGGCATGCATGCCAGTCCACTTTTTGGACAGCATGGTGTGGCTCTTGCGTAGACCGCCCGCTGTCGTCGACCACCTGTTGACGCCGCCCTTGTCTTTGTGGACAGTCCATTCAACGTCGAAGGTCTCGCGGTACCAGGAGCTTTCTACGACAGCTCTGTGATCGCTAGAATCACGCTCGACGTTCTGGTCGCTCGCGCTTCCGCATCCCCACTTGAATCCCGGCGCGTGGAGCCAGACCCACGCCGGGAATAGCACCATCACGATGCGGCTCTTGAGCGTGCCAGGCGCGATGTTGATCAGCAGGTTCTGGACGAGCAGCTCGCCGCGATGTCGGCCGAGGCCGTGGCTCGCCCAATGCGCGTTGACCTCGCGGATGATCTGGCGCCCGCGCGCGGTCTTCTCGCTGACGCGGCCCTCGGCGACGAGCCAGCCGAAGAACACCGCCTGCAGATGCAGGCAGATCGCGTCGATGTGAGGATTGTCCTCGAGCGGCGTGCCGTCGATCTGTTCGTAGGCTCCGCCGCGAACGAACGCGAGGAAGCTGCGCCGCATGATCTCGGCGCACGCACCACCCGCGATGGCGGTGCGTGCCTCCGCTGAGATTCTCGGCGCTGCAGCCGCGGACATCCGAACTACAGATTACAACGTGTCGGCTACGGCTTCTCGAACAGGCTGACGAGCGCCGCCTGCGCCGCGTGCTGCGCGGAGTTCCTCTGGATGTACGGACCGAACCCCGCGACGCTTCCGATGCCGTGCGCGACGGCAGCTTCGGCTTGCTGCAGCGTCGGCGTGCTCGGCGCCGGGCCCGGCGGCGGCATCGGGGCTGGCGGTGCGGGCGGCAGTGGCGCCGGCGGCGTCACCATCGGCACGCTGCCGCCACGCGCGTCGAACGACTGGATGATGGTCGCCCAGTCCACGCCGTTGGGCGCTTTCGCCATGCCCTTGGCGAGCTGGTCGGGCGTCAGGATCGCGAACAGCTGACCGCCGGAGTTGCTCACCGCGTACTTCGCGATCGCCCCGAACGTGACGATGAGGAACAGCCCCCAGCTATCGACCACGAGCCCACGCGGATCGTTGTCGACGCCGCCGAAGCAGTGGCCGTTCTCCGGGACCGGATCGCCAGCGACATCCCACACGACGCCATCGGAAGACGGGAACGGAGAGATCCACGCTTCGGGCAGACCGACTCCGAACATCGTGCCCTCGAACAGCCAGTTGACCGCGTGGACCTCAGCTGCGTTGGTCGCGTCGACCGAGATCGCGCCGAGCGCCTTGGTACCGTTCGGCCACCCGGTCTGCTCGACGTAGCTGATCGCGGTGTCCTCGTCGCAGCCCTGGTCGGTGCTCGGGTCGCCGGGCTTGTAGCCGCCGATCGCCGAGTACATCGCGATGACCTGGTCGAGCGTCGGCGTGAACGGATCGCCCGCGTTCGCGGTGACGAGGCCAAGGAAGTGCCCGAGCCACGCCGGCACGCAGTCGCCGAGCTCGTCATTGCCATAGACGTTCCGCAGAACGGTCGGCGCGCTGTTGCGAAAGCTGGTCGTGTCCGGCACGACGAGCGATGGCACGTCGATCACCTTCGACGCCTTCAGCTTGGTGTGCGGGATGCGCGGCGCCTTGCGGCCGCCGAGCTTGATATTCTTGTTGAGGTGCGGGGCGAACACACTGTGCATGGCAGCAAGCCGAACACGTGGAACACGCCGCGTCAAGCGTCGTCGATATCCACGATCCGCACATCGATCTCGTGGTGTTCGTCGCTCGCGATCTCTGGCGTGTCGTCGTCTCCGTCGAAGTCAGATGCGATGTCATCGGTGACGATATCTGGCAAGTCGCGGCGCACCTCGCACGAGTTGACCATCATCGTCTCGACGAGCATTGCGGCCGAGTGTGCCGACGCGGCCTCGACGAATGCAGCGATAGGTCCGCTGGTCTTCGACCACACGACGCTGACCATTCTGCCTGCAGCGACGCTACCGAAGTCGGCGGCGCACATCGCGAGCTCGACGCCGAGCATCGTGCGCTGGTGATTCTCAGCCTTCGTCTTGTCGCAGTAGCAAACGATGGGGCCGGTCTGCTCCGACCACAGCACGTGAACCATCACGCGGCTGAGCCTACCGCGGCCCGCTGTTCACGGTCACGCGCTCCCTGTAGCATCGCGGCATGATCGCGTTCCTCAGGCATCTGATCCGCGTCCACCAGGCGAACAAGCACGAGCGCGAGAAGAGCGACGGCATTACGCGCTCGCCGCACTGGCGGACAGTCGAGAAGCATCATCTCGAGGCGCACCCGACGTGCGCGGCGTGTGGCGGACGCACGAAGCTACAGGTGCACCACGAGAAGCCGTTCCACTCGCATCCCGAGCTCGAGCTCGACGAGCGCAATCTGATCACGCTCTGCATGGACAAGCACGAGTGTCACGTTCTCATTGGGCACGGCGACAGCTGGAAGCATTTCAACCCGCATGTCGTTCGAGATGCCGCCGAGGTGCTCGCGCATCCCGAGCGCCGCTCGATGATCAACGCGCGCGCGAAGACGTCACGGCTGGTCAACGAGCCTGGCGGTTCGTAGCTCCGGCCGCTTCTTGAGCCAGCGACGTAGCCGGCCGCGCGGGATGCCGAGCTCGCGCGCGGTCGCGGACTGATTGCTTAGACCTTGCGCCAGCGGTGGCCGGCATCAAGGAAGCCGTGCCACCCGTCGCTCTTGCCGTTGTGCATGTCGCCGAGCGATTCGCGGATCTCTAAGCTGCCGTCCGGGCACTCGCGGAACCGATGCGGAGGCGAGACGACGTGCTGCATCGCTCGAGTTACTGCAGGCGCGCCAGGATCTCGCGCGTTCGGCTTGTAGAAGAACACCGCCGGCTTGTCGCCAGTGTAGCCGTCGATCGGTCCCATGTAGTCGCCGGGCTGCTGCGGGAACTGCCCGAGCGGAAGGCGACGGCCGATCATCGCTCCAGCTTACGATACGCGCCTGAACTTGACTAGGAACCCGCGCGCGCTCATCCGGCGCGGATGCGACTCGTCGGCGAACTTGAACTCGACGCGCTCGCGTCGACGTCAGCCACAGCAGCTGCGCGCCGCGATCGCTGCCGTCGAGCCGCCACCAGGATGCGAGCGGCCAGACCATCACGCGGCCCTCGTCTTCGAGACGCAGCGCCCGCATCGCTCGTGCTCTGGCAGCCGATCGAACTCCTGGCGCGTGACGATCGTCGGCGACGTCGCTACGAGCTCGCCGCGGAGCCAGCGTCGACACTTCAGGTTGCACAGCGTCGGGTCGCCGAGCTCGCCTGGCAGATGGACCTTGATGATCCTGGTCATCGCGGTAGTAGGCTGTCCTTGCCGAGCAGCGCGCCGAGCGCGGTCCACAATTCTTCGGCTGCACCAGCCTGGACGGTGAGCCGCAGGCCGGGCAATCGATCGCAGGTCGCGTCGATGCACATCAGCTTCCCAGCGTCGTCGACGATCGGCGAGAGCGTCAGCCCATCGAGCTGGCCTCGTATATCGAATGACGTCGGCTGCTTTTCGTTGCTCATGCTTCGTCCTCGACGATTCTCCGCTGCATGCGGTGACTGTCCCATGCGTACTCGTCCAGCGTGTCGTGCGCCTTGCTGACGAGCATGTAGTGCGGAGCGCCGATCACGCGCAGGCGCTCGCGAAACTCCCCATCGCGCTCGAAGCGCAGGTAGCGCGCTCCGGGCTTCTGATCATGGTGCCAAGTCATCGCTGACCTCGGGATACAGCGCGTCGTCCTCCTCGAACTTACGCACCATCCACTGCAGCGTGGCGTCATCGATCATCGCGCTCTTGCATGTAAGCCAGAGTGAACGCGAGCGCGACGCGATCAAGGTGTCGCTTGTCGTCGCCTGCCTCGATCACTCTGTAGGCCGCATCGTAAAGATTCGAACTGGCTTCGGCGCGTGTCATCGATCAGCCGCCCATCGCGTAGCGAATGCCGACGCAGCCCCACATGACGAGCCACGCGCACCAGTGTTGGTGCTCGCGGATTGTCGAGATGAAGAAGTCGCTGTCGATCGCTTCATCATCGCCTGGCGTCATTGGGGCGGCTCTTGGATTTCGATCGCCGCCTTGAACAGCGCGAGCGTGCGCTCGACGGTGCGCTGCTGCAGCTCGCGATACTTCGGCGCAAGATCTTCCTCGACCGCCTCGACCGCCGCGACCGCCGCGACCGCCTCGACCGCCGCGCCCGCCTCGACCGCCGCGACCGCCGCGACCGCCGCGACCGCCGCGACCGCCTCGACCGCCGCGCCCGCCTCGACCGCCGCGACCGCCGCGACCGCCGCGACCGCCGCGACCGCCGCGACCGCCGCGCCCGCCGCGACCGCCGCGCCCGCCGCGCCCGCCTCGACCGCCTCGACCGCCTTCCTGATCAGCGATCGCCACGTCCAGCCGTACCAACCGTTCTCGTCCCTGATACGCCAAACAAGATCTCGCGCGAGGCGCGCGGTATTGAGGTCGATGATCGGCGCGAGCGCTTCGAGCCGCACAGCGATGTCGGGACGAGGCTTGTGCGCGAGCTCGCGGAGCAGCTTGGGCAGTGACACGCGGATGGCCTCGTTCGTCTGATCGTACAAGATGCGGAGTAGCGCCGCGCGATCGTTGAACGGCAGGTTCGCGATGCGGTCGGCTACGTCGTTCTGGGGCGCGCCGGGCAGCTCGCGGAAGAACTGGGCGAAGATCTTGAGCGAGCCATCGGCGAGGAACTCGCGGCGCGCCTTCGTCAACGCGTCCGAGCCACGCGTCCCGATCACGAGGTTGGCGAACTGGATCAGCTTCTGGCGGTCCTCGTCGGACCAGCGATCATTCAGCCAGATCGTGAACTCGTTGAGAGCCGGACATTCGCTGTCCGGGCGGTCCGTCATCTCGGGCTTCGAATGACCACCGGGCAACAGCGAGACGAGCTCGTTGAAGCACACCGCGCAGTCGTCTGGACCGCTCGGGATGTCGTTGCCGTGGCTGCCGCTGTAGAGCTTCACGAGCGCGAGGTCGAAGTTGACCTTCGCCTTGGCCGGGATGTCGTTGTGCTGGGTCTTCATGATCGCGACCCTACAACGCGGGGCTGACTTCAGTGCTCGGTCGTGCTCGCCGGCGCAGGGATCGCGCCGATCTTGGCCAGCAGGTCGAGCTCGGGCTGCTCGAGGTCGGCGTAGCTCTGCTCGCTAGGCCGCGTGTCGATCGCGCCGCTGTGCTTGATCTCCTGCGGAGCCGCGATGCCGGAGATGCGCGTGATCTCGCGCTGGAGCAGCGCAGCCGCGCGCAGGTCGCCGATGTCCTCGGCCTTGTCCAGCAACCGCTCCAGGCGATTGATGCTCACGGCGCGGTAGGCCGGCAGCTTCTCGACGAGCTCGGCCGCGAGCAACAGCTCCGCCGCCTTCATGTCCTCTTGCGCCTGCGTGCGGCCGATCTTCCACTGCGCCATCTGCTCGCGCACCGCCTCCGACCGGCGCATCTGCCGCATCAGCTCCATCGCGCGCAGCGTTCGAGCACTAGGCGGCTTGTGGGGCTTCGAGGTCATCGACACGGCTGACCCGGCTTGGTCCGGATATCCTGACCCTACCACGAACGAGGAATCGCGAACTTACGGAGCGAGGTCAGGACCGACGCAGCAGCGCGGAGGCCGGACGCAGCCCTGTTCGGAACGGGCGTGACGTCGCGTGACGTCGCGTGACATCGCGTGACATCGCGTGACATCGCGTGACATCGCGTGACGACGCTACGGATGGGGTCTGTTCCGGATTCGTGGCGCCGAAACCACTCCGGACTTGACGGGCATAACGCCACACGCTCAGAGTAGCTACCGCGGGTCGTGACGAGGATCTGCCTGCTCTCCGCCCTTCAAGGGCCATCGATCGAGCACAGCGGGATCATGCGACGACGGGCACCCCGATAGTCGACCCGCACGGACAGCGCCGGAGGTCGAGGTCGAACGCGGGCTCGGCCTCGGGGTCGGCTCCGGCTCCGACGTGCGGGCTATCGGCCTTCGCGCGTTGGCTGTGCGCCCCGGCCGTACACCGCCGACTCGGGGGTCAGCAGGTAGTCGAGCGCCCGCTCGTACAGCAGCAAAAACTCGGGTACGGGCTCGCCTCGGGCGCATAGGTCCATCGCTGCCTGCATCGCGTACGAGCGCGCACGCATCACGAGGTGCACGAGTATGCGGAGCAGGAGCAGGCGCTTCATCGCTGCACCGGTCTCGGCGCTCGAGGCCACGGCTCGGGCGCCTTCACCGACTCGCGGATCTGCCGGAGCAGGTCGTCGAGGTCGTCGAACGTGAGCGCTCGCGTCCGCACCGCTGGCAGCGACTCGGGCAACTTACCGACCTTCACGGCGTGCGCACCGCGCAGAAGATGTCGAGCTGCTCGTCGCCGTACTCCTTCACGCAGATGTACACGCGCTGGTCGTCGCCCACGCACTCCATTGACCTGTCCAGGGCATCCGGGCAGTGCATCGGAGTCGGCGCGTGCATCACGCTCGGCTTGCGGTGGACGACCGCGAACACCGCAAGCGAGACGATCGTAACGAATCCGATGATGGCGATCACATACTGCATGCCCACCACCATACCAGCGCGGCGATCACGAGCACCGGCAAGCTGAACATCAGCGGCACGATGCCCGCGAGGTCCCACGTCATGTGCCAGCGCGTCATCGGCCACCGCAGCCGAGCGCCTTTGACACGCATGCCTCCATCGTCGCGCACGGTGTAGATCAGGCGCACGCCGAACCACTGCAGCACGCAGAAGTTCAGCCATCCGATCCACGTCATCCCGAGGATCATGTGGAACCGCGCGCGCACCGGATCACCGCCGGGCCCGATGACGTAACGGGTCCCGTCCGGGGTCTGGTAGCCGTTCATTTTATGCTCTTGTCGGAGCCAGGCATGCTCGTTGGCGGTGGTCGCTCGTACGGCTTCTCCACGGGCTTGTTGATTTCTACCCGATCGGTCGGCCACACCTGAAGGCGTCCGTTGCCAAGCAACACGAGCAGCTCGGCGCCGACCTCGCGAAAATTGACCGCAACGATCTGGCCGATTTGCTCGTGCTCGAGTTCAGCACCGATGAACCACGCGATGCGGCCAATCAGCGATGACGACATCACGCCGGACCGCCATCCGGCACGCCGGCCGCGTCCCGCGCGGTCCAATCGGATTCGCGCTTGAACCTGTTGGTGTCGTCGACATCCTCGGTCGCGACACGACATGGCATGCACGTCGCGCCGCTCTCGCGCATGTAGCTGCTCGCGAACCGATGCTCGAGCACGGGCTCGATGCAGTCGCTGCAGATCACCGTCGCGCAGCTCGTGCACCGCGTGAGCGCAGGATGCTCGCACGTGTCATCGGCGTCGATCACGGCTGCGACCTCGTGCTCGTGCAGGATCACCATCCGAGGACCGCAGATGTGCTGCACCTCGCGCTCCTCGCGCCCGCGGCGGAAGTCGTACACGACCTGATCGCCGACCTTGAGCGTGAGCGGGATGCGCTCGCCGAGCTTGTTGCGTTCGCCGGGCCCGACAGCGACCACGACACCAAACGCGGTCCAGTCCGACTCGCGGTCTGGTCGTTTGATCACGCCGCCGACCGTCATCGGGTCGAGCGCGTTCTGCTTGACCACGATGCGGTCGCCCGCTGGTCGAAATGGAATCGGCGCGGGCGGCTCGATCGAGCCCGGCTCCACAGCGCCGTAGATCTGCTCTGCATGTTTCGCGTGTGACATGCGAGCGACCCTACTGCGCCGCTCTGACGATCAGCGCCGCGGCGCTACTTCCAGGGGTGGAAGTGCCTCCAGTGGCCGCCCTTCCACGGCGGCTTGCTGCCGCCCTTCTTGGGCGCGGCCGCCTTCATCGAAGGGCGCGCTGGCGTGTCCGTGCGCATCACGCGCGCCACCGGCGCGGCCGGCTTCGCGGCCTCGGCCCTGGATGGCTCGACCGCCTTCGCGCTCGCGGCTACCACGTCCGGCTTCCTGGTCTCCGGCGACGTGCCCGGGGCGTTCCCGGCCACGTCCGGCTTCTTGGTCTCGTCGTTGGTCGGCATGCCGAGCAGGCTAACACGGGCGCGGCGCCCCGCGCGAACACCTACTGCGCGCTGGCACGCTCGGCGAGCGCAGCGCGGGGCGCGATCGGCTAGCAGCGCTCGGAACGCATTGTCCGTAACCTCGCTGTCCGGCGGATGCCGTCCAAGATCGCTCAGGTCGACGATGGCGATGTGGCCTCGACGAGCGATGTCGATCTCGTGGTTCATGTGTGGGCTGATAATGCCGCCGACCAGCACGATCGCATCGCATCGTTGCAGGATGCGAATCTGGTCCGCGAAACCGCGCGGCCGATGCACCTCTCGCGCGCCGTGCTCGGTCATGACGAACGGCAGCCACGGCAACGTGATCGCCCAGGTCGTGTGCATCACGAGGAAGTCGAGCCACGAGATCGCGTTCGCGATGTTGTCCTGTCGGCGAACGGAATCGATGCCGTTCGAGCTGCCGAGCGTGTGGCTCAGGTACGCGATCATCCGCAGTCCGCGTCGCCGCCATCGATGTTGCAGCCATGCTGAGCGGCGCGCTGCCTCCAGTGCTGGACCTTTCGCTTGAGCGCCATGTTGTCGAGCACGAGCTGGCGATGGGCCGTGGAAGCCTCGCCGAGCGCGAGCACGAGCTGCGCTGGCGTAGCTTGGTGGACGTGGATGTGCGGCACGTTGTCTTCGCACATCCCGCAGTCGACACCCTGCGCGCGTAGGCTGATCACTGGCTGACCGGTGGTCGCGGCGATCGCGGACGCGCACCAATGCGAGCGCACCGCTGGCGTCAGGTCATCCCACTGCGGACACGGCAAGCCCTGGTAGTTCAGGCCCTCGCTGTTGGCGATGTACGCCTCGTACAGCAGCTTGGCTGTGTCGCGTACCGGGGCAATCCTCAGATGCGCGTCGGCCAGCACCAGCGCCCAGCGTCGGCGCCCATCAGCACGCTGGTCTCGCTGTACGAAGGACCGCTCGGCGGGAAGACCGCGAGGTTCACGCACTCGTCGTTGTGGACGGCGGTGATGATAGCGGCGCGCTTGCCTCCATCGCTGTGGAGGAAGTGCACGATGCGCCCGATGGTCGGTTTGTTTTCCATGCTGCGAACCCTATCACGGGCAGCTGACATCTCGTCGACTCGGAGCCTCATCGCCACGAGCTCACCGATCAGCTGGTCCATCCGCCGCTGACGTTCACGCATCCCGTGCATCCGATAGTCCGGAGCGGATCGCGAACGCAACTACTCGTCTGGATCTTCGCCAGCGCTTCGGCGCCGCTTCAGTACCTGAGCGTAGCGTGATGCGGTCGGTGGCTGAAACGCGCGCGTGGTGACTAGCTTCCCGTCGATCGTGAAGAGGCCGGTGATCGGATCGCGGCACACAGGTCGCGCGACTGCGCCGATGCAAAGCGAACACGACTTCGGATCTGCATCGGGACGCGTGCTGTGCGGACACGGCATCGATCGGCATCGTGCCTCAGTTCGCATCGTCATCGCTAGCGATTCGACCGCGCGACTGCTTGTCCTTGGCCTTCGACTTGAGCCCCAGCGCGCGCCGTGCATGCGCTGCGAGAGCGGCGCTCGCGCTGGACGTGATCGTCCCGTCCGGCAGCGCGAGCCGAGCGCCGAGCAGCATCGTGGCCTTCGCGCGTGCGATCGCAATCGTTACGCCGGCGGCGTCGGCGAGTTGCTGCGCCTCGTATCGGTGTCCGCTGACAAGCCAGCGCCATGCGGCAGGCGTGGGCATCGAGCTCGGGCACGGCCGCTTCGGCTGCTCCCACCCATGCTCGAGATGCGGCCACGCCGCGAGCACGCGCATCGTCGCGGCGTCGAATCCATTGTCGACCAGCAGCATCGCTATCCCTTCGCTCGCCTTGTCGACGAGCGCGCGGAACGCTGCGACCAGCTCTTCGGGCGGTTTCATGACGCCGACGATACTTCATTGTCGGCGTCGGCTGCGTGGTGACCCTTGCGGGCTCTGTGATGCGTTGCGATGCGCCGCGATGCGGAGCGACGCGCCGCGTGGCGATGAAATCGTTGGTGACCCTTGCGGGCTCTGCAGTGCGTTGTGGAGCGACGCGATGCGAGGCGAAGCGCTGCGCATCGTCGATTCTACTTGGGCAGCATCGGCCTCTCCTTCGAGTTCGCCGCGACCGCGATCTCGCGCTGACGCTTGGGCGACATCATGTCATGCGTCAAGAGCACGCGCGCGCGGGTCTGGACGTGCACCGACTGATTGGCTGGCGTCAGCTCGTCAAACTGGCCCTGTGTCATCGAATCGACGATTCGCTTCGCGGTCTTCACGCGGTTGCGCGCGCGGTTCATTTGACGATCTGCCGCGCCAGGCTTCTCTTCCGGTTTGAGATGCCGATATCCGAGCTTCGTCTCGCGCTTGAGCTCGATGCCGTGCTCCACGGCGAGCACGCGCCGAGCAGACTGCATGGCGCTGCTCCAGACCTGTAGCGTGGAGTTCGTTGCGCGATCGATCTCTGGATCGTGGATGATATCGCCTGGCTTGGTCGTGACCACGAGCGCGATGATCGCGAGCTTGTGAGGTTGACGATTCGAAACGATTTCGATCGGCCGGCGACCGCTCTTGAACGTCATACCGCCTCCAGCGATTTGACGAGGAAGCGACCGTAGAATCCTCCGACCTGCGGGCGGAAGCGACCGACGCCGACGAAGCGGCCGGCATCCTCGAGGGCGCGGCGCAGCACATCGAGTGTGATGATCTCGTCGATCAGATAGATCGTTGCTGTGACCTCCCACTCGCGGAGCCGAGGCATGCGGCGTTTGACGCGCGTTGATCCTTGGCCGGCCTTGCCACCAGCATCGAGAAATAGCCACTCGCCCTCGAAGTCGTCGATCTTCGTGACCGGCTTGCCGTTCGATCGGAGCGGGATGTTGTCGGTAACGAGCAGCCCAGACTTGAATCGCTTCACGTAGGTCGCATTGCGCTCGCCGGGAATCTTCCCGAGGTAGGCACTCGCGGCGTCGAGCGACTTCTTCAGCGCCATCGGCGGCATGTACGGAGCGCCTTTGTCGTCGAGATGCACTCGCGCTTGCCACGTGCGCTTCTCGTAGTCGTCGGCGCTCTCCTTGCCGTTTTTGGGGTGCTCGTCTTTGTCGACATACTTGGACTGCGAATAGGGACTGATGGATTTCAGAACTGCGCGTACCGTCTGCATTGAGATTCCTCTTGCTGTCGTTTGGGGCGCTGGAGTCGCTGACGGACATAATGTCGGTACTGGACTCGCTGGCCGATTGACCCGTTAGGGCTCTGCTTTGCGCTGTGCTGCGGGGCGCAGCGCTGCGCTGCGACGCGGTGCGGGGTGCGGTTAGATCATCGATTCCTCCACTGATTGGACCCTACTATGACAGTCACCGACTGCATCGTTAACCGTCTCGCGCGAGCGATGAAGAGATCGGCGAAGCGGACCGCCAGAGCGTCGATACCCTCGCGCGCCGCGCGCGCGCCAGCGATCCCGCCGGCGTAGCCGCCGAGCGCGACACGCAGAGAACCGCCGCTCAGCGGCGACCGCAGCCACGCGGCGAGCTCGTGCTCCGCGGTCACGAGACCACCGTGATCGGCGATCACATCGGCGCACGCGCGGCTGGTGTGGACAATCGTCTGCCCGTAACCGCATGCCAACGCTTTGTTTTCAGGCGGCGCGCGGTCGCGCGTCCACAGGATATCCACCCTTCGGCCGCTGGTCGCGACCCAGCTCACCGCATTGGGATGCAGGTCGCTCTCGTGCTGCGCGATTGCGAGCAGGAGCTCGGCCGGGACGCCCGGATCGGCGGCGCCAACCGCCGCGCAGGATGCGGCGGTTACGTCCGCGATCGAGTACTCCGGCCACGCCGCATGGGCGCGGGCGGCGAGCGCGAGGCACCGGATCAGCGCTGCGATCATCGCGAGGACCCTAGCGCTAGGCCGAGTTGCGGAGCCAGTTCGAGCGACGGCTCCGGTGGCGCTGGGCAATTGCCGGGATCGCCGTGCATGCTGCAGCCGCGATCATCGCCTTGCGAGCAGTCGTCTTGTTCGTCTGGCACTTCGATACCGCGCCGGCGCAGCACTTCGACGGCGAGCTTTCGCACGTGGCTCTCGGAGGAGCCGACCAGATGCGCGACGCCCGCGCGATCAGGATCGATGATGCCGGTCGCCTGCGCATCCTTCAGCCCGAGCACGTCGGCGATCACCGGATCGCTGCCCTCCTCGGCGACGAGGTAGTACGCAACGCACGGCTCGAGCTGGCCATCGCGATAGACGCGGCCGATGTTCTGCTGATGGACCTGCGGAGACCAGTCGAGCTCGCCGATCACCACCGTGCGGCTGACGTGCTGCAGCCCGTCGAGCCCGGCGCCAGCACGCAGCGAGATGATCAGCACGTTGACCTTGTGATCGATGAACGCCTGCACGCTATCAGACTTCTGCGTCTCGCTCTCGCTGCCCGTGTACATCGCGAAGGAGATGCCGTGCTTGTCGAGTGCCGAGCGCCACAGCGCGTAGACCTCATGATGCCAGCCGTAGAGCACCACGCGCTCACCGGCCTCGACGAGCATCCGCACGAAGTCGATCACCGCGCCGGCCTTGCCGATGCCGGTCGCCTGGCGCATCTGGTAGTCGATTTCGCCGGACCACTTCATCAGCTCGAAGTTGCTGCCAGTGCGCGCGAGCACGCGCGAGGCGAGCTCGGCTACGTCCGCCGTCGCTTCGTTGATGCGCGCCGGGTCGACCTCGATCGCATGCCGCACGATGGTCAGCGGCGGCAGCTCGCGACCGACCTCCTTCCGCGTGCGGCGGATCATGAGGCCGGACTCGCGCAGATACGTGCCGAGCGCGACCGGATCCGCGACGCAGACCTTCCGGGCGTCCTGGTCGGAGCCAGGGTTCGCGCCGCCGCACCACTCGTCGTAGAACTCCTTGCGCGTGCCGAGCGCGCCGGGCGCGATCGCCTCGACGACCGAGTAGATCTCGGCGCCGTAGTTGTAGATCGGCGTCGCCGACAGCCCGATTCGGAGCGGGACGCTGCCGGCGATCGCGTGCGCCGCGATGTACTTGTTCGTCCCGGCGTGCCGAAGCTCCTGGACCTCGTCGAAGACGACCGACCTGCATAGCTGCGCGAGCGTATCGGCCCATCCGCACAGCTTGTGGTAGTTGCAGATGATCACGTCTGGGATGCCCGGCCGCGGGATGCGCATGCGCTTGCCGCTCGCGTCCGTCTCGAACTTGATCTTCGCGAAGTCGTACGGCGTTCCCTTGCGGATGCGATGCGCGCGCAGCGACGGCGCGAACTTCTGCAGCTGAACCTCCCACTGCCTCGGCAGGTGCGTCATCGTCACGACGAGCGCCGGCAGCTTGCCCTCCGCCGTCAGCGCGCAGATCGCGGTGATCGTCTTGCCGAGCCCGAGTTCGTCGGCGACCAGCAGCGAGCCCGTGCGCAGCGCGAGGTCCGCCGCGACGCGCTGGTATTCGCGCGGCGGCAGCGCGAGATCGAACTTCCGAGGGATGTAGTCGGCCGCCTCGAGCTCGGCGATCGACGCGAGCCGATGCTCCTCGGCTAGGCGCAGAGCTTCGAACCTGTCGGCCGCGTCCTGCTCCAGATCGAGCGGATACCGCTGCCGGAACCACTGCAGCTCGTACGCATTGCCCGACGTCGCGCTGATAGTGAAATAGCCGGCACCGCGCCGTTGCACGCCGCCGAACACGCGCCGCAGCTTGATCGCGACGTGCGGCGGACAGCGGACGACGAAGTCGCCTGCGCCATCGAGCGAGATGCTGCCCGGCCGCATCAGAAGCACCGGAGGAGCACGACGCCGAACGGCTTACCGCCGAGCATCTCGTCGTCCTCGATCGCAGCGACCCCGCGCGCGAGGCGGTTGGAGGTCGTCACCAGCGCCACGGCATCGATCCCATGCGTCAAGGCGTAGCGCTGCGCCTGGCGCTCGACGGCTGGCGCCGAGCCCGAGACTTTCAACTCCAGCACGAGGCGCACGCCGGCGTGGCACACCAAGATGTCGTATCGTCCACCCTTCGGTGCAGGCATGTTACGCAGCCGCGGAGGCGCGGGCTCGCGCTTCTCCGGCACGCGCGCGATCACTTCGCTGCCTAGCACTTCGACTCCGCGCTCGCCGAGCGCCTGGAGCACTTGCCGCTGAACGCTCGCCTCGTCGTCGACCTGGAACACGTAGCCCGACAGCGCGCGGCGAACCGCGTTGATTGCCTCGCGAGCCGGCTCGGTCATCGCCGCGCCACTTCGTAAAGATACAGGCCGGTGCCCGGCGCGAGCTCGCGCCGCTTGATCTCGCGGCGGCGCGCTCGAAGCTCGAGCTGACGCAGGGTGATACCGAGAGCGTCGGCCGCAGCGTTGGGCGAGAGCCAGCCCGCTGCGAAGAGGTCGCTCGCGATCGGCTTGGTCGATGCTCTGCTCATCGTTCGATCGTCCTCCAGCGCTCGCGCTCCTCGGCGCGCCGCTCGTAGATGGTCATCGCGTGGAACATCGAGAAGACGATGAACAGCGCGATCGTCGCCTCGGCCTCGTTGAACCACAGCCAGTTCAGCACATACAAAACGCCGCCGCGCACGAGGAGCCAGAAGAGCCACGTCCTCACGCGTAGCTCCAATGCTCGCGGCGAACGATCATCGCGATCGACGTCTTCGATACGCGGTATTCGAGCGCGAGCCGTCGCAGGCTGATGACGCCGCCTGCTCCGTAGCGCTCGCGGATCGCGCGTACCTGGACGGCGTTCAGCTTCTGCCCAAGCCGCAGCTTCCGCGCCGCGTCGTCCATGTTGCTCGCGATGCTGCCTGGCCGCAGATGCGTCCACTCGCAGCACATCCGTTCGTCGCAAATGCGGTGCTCAAGGAGCGCGCCATCCGGGACGGGACCGACCCAAGCCTCATACGCTAGGCAATGGGCCGTCCACTGCTCGCCGTTGAACGTCGCTGCTCCGTATCCGTTCGAGCGCGGCGCGAGCAGCCAGAGGCGGCACCCGCAGTGCGGGACCGGGATCGATCGCGCTTCGATGTACGCGCGAGCTCGCGCGCGGTCCGATTCGGCGAGATGGTTCACGTTCGCGCCACCGTCTGCAGCCGCTTAAGTGCGGCGCGCATCTTCTGGATCTCGACGTTCGTCAGCGGCGGCGCGCCGTGGGCTGCGCGGTTCCAGATCCTCGTGCCGCGTCTGCGTAGCGCGAGCACGCCCTCGCAGAGCTGGTTCATCTCGAGCACGTATTGCTCGACATCGCTGAGCAGCTTCCCTCGTGCCATTACGCTAGCTCCTCGATGAGCACGCGCAGGCCGGTCGGCGAGCCGCGCTCCTGTTGGTAGTGGATCTCCGCGTGCGCCGGGTCGTCGCTTGTTAGCAGTTGCTCCAGCACCATGGCATCGACGCAATTTTTCATGCCGCCCGCGAGGTTGTCTCGATCTCGCTCCTGCTGGCGCCCGTAGTAGCAGCGCGTCAGCGTCACTCGGCGCAGGCCCTCCGCTGGCGGGATCTTCTTCATCAGTCGCACCGCGCGAAACTCCCATCCCCACGCATCGCGCTCCTTCGCGTATCGCCAGCGGGTCGCGCCGAGGTTGATTACGCGGCTGTTGAGCGACGGCGGATCGCGGTCAATGAAGAACGACCACGAGGCCACGACGACGGCATCGGAGTCGTAGCCGCACTTGGCGCAGGCGGTCACGCGACCTCGAACATCGCCGCGATCGCCTCGACGTCGCCCACGCGGAGGCCGACATCGTGGCTCGTGTTGAACAGCCGGTCGCAGAGCGGGCCCATGTCGGAGTCGTCGTCGATGATCACGAACTCGACATCTGCCGGTCGGACTGCTCCGAACATCGTGGTGAGCCACGCCGCGATCTCGTTGCCGCGGCGCGCGCCGACGAACAGTCCACCATCGACCTGCTCGCACTGGTCTGGCGTCGCGCCGACGAGATGGTGAGCGAACCCGAACCACCGGAGTATCTTCTCGAGCTTCGGCAGCGACCACATCGTGCGCCACGTGCTGCTGATGACGACGCGCGCCTGCGTCTTCGTCACGAGATCGTTAAGCGCCGCGACCGCGTCCGGGTCGATCGATCGCAGAGCCCACTCGAAGCGGTCGTTCCAGAACTGCTCCTCGGAGATGCCGAGGCGCGCGGCCCACTCGACCTTGTTCGGGCGCCGCTTGTACCAGTCGGTGCTGTTCAGCACGCCGTCAAAGTCGAGGAAGACGATCCTGATCACGGGACGATGAATCCTTTCGCGCGCGACTCCTCCTTCGGAGCGCGCCACTGCGGGACGCCTTCGGAGCGACGGAACTCATAGGTGCTGCGCGTACCGTTCATCCCCGACCACACGATCAGCCGCTGCATCTCGAGCGCGGCGCCATCGATCGCTATCCATCGGCCAGCCGAGATCTCGACCTCGATGATCCGCTTGCGAAAGCGACCGTCGCTATCGTGGATGAGGGGAAGGGCGAGCATCGCGAACAAGCCTTGAAGGCGTGCCCAGCCCTCCGCGTCGTCATCAAGCAAATCGGCCATCGCTTGATGCATACCGTTCTCGTCTGACATCGGACTATGGTGCCTCAACAGGCGCATCGCGGTCTCCTTGCTCCTCGTCGAGAGGAACGCGCTCGACCTTGACGACGGCGCCCGGCCTGTGGATGCCCGGGCACAGCGGGATAGGACGCTTGCGCTCCTTGAGCGCGAGCTTGTTCTCTTCGGTCGCTAGCCAGTGAAACGTTGGCCACCACGCGTCGGGGGTCATCTCCGCACCGCGTAGCGGGGCTCGTCCACACGCCGAACATCGCACGTAGACCGGATCTGGCTGCGTGCCCGTCGGCTGCGGCGTTCGGATCTGCGGTTCGTGCTTTGGGTAGCACTTCGGACACCACCCGCCGCCGATCCACAGCTTCCATCCTGCACGCTTTGCCTGCAGCGCGCCGAGCTGGCCCCGAGCGCCGCAGTCGACGCAGATGTGCACGAGCGTTGGTTGCCGGCCCATCAGAAGAGACTCCCTTGCGCGAGTGAGGCTTCGCAGAGCGGCGAGAACCAGATCCGTTCTTTGCCGCGGTTCTTGCCGCTGCCTTTCGAGCGCCACGCGATCTGCGTCCATCCTCGCGGCATACGTTCGCGATGAATCCGTCTTTGTCGTTGACCGTTTCGACCTTCGGCGCGTGCGGGCGCGCGAGAAGAACAGCGAGCGATCCGCAGAATGGCTCGACAAAATTCGCACGTTGCCGAAGGCTCGCCAGATCAACGGCGCCGCGAGGCTCTTGCCGCCGAACCATGGGAATGGCGCGCGCAGCGCATCGATCGGCGCAGAGCCTTGATCATCACCAAGATCCATCATCGAAGGTCCGCCCTTTCCGGCGCGGCGCCGCGGCAGTACTCGCACGGCGGCAATGGGATCCCGCGCAGCTTCATCGAGTGCGCGATGAACGCGAGCACCTTCATGTCGTCGCCGCATCGCGAGCACTTCGCCGTGATCGTCGGCTCGTCGGCGTGACGCTGCCGCTCCTCGACGATCGCGCGAGGGCGAAGATCGATGTTGCGCTCGCCAGGAGTCGGGCCCGCGATGCGCGACACCTTCGCGAGCGCCTTGTTGTCCTTCGGCGACAGCATCAGCATCCGCGCGCACCGCTTCCCGGCCTGGCAGCACAGGCACTCGCCGCACGGCGTTGTAAGCACGGCGGTCACTTGCGGCCTCGCATGCTCTTGCCGCCGACGTGCGCCCACGTCGCCCACTCGCGGAGGCGATCGACCGCGCGCTCGCCGTAGCGCTGAGTGAGTTCGGCAACGCCGAGATTCGTGGTCACGATGAGCACGCGCCGCTCTGCGTAGAAGCGGTCGATCAGCTCGTCGAGGCTTACGCGCAAGGAACCCCGTTCGTCCGCCCATTCCGATCCGAGATCGTCGAGGCACAGCGCAGCAGCACCGAGCACGGCCCCGAAGGCCTCGGCGTCGTAGCGCGATGTGCGCGCAAACTCTGCGGCCCGAAGGAAGCTGCAGCGCAGTCCGCGGTCGGCGGCGATCCACGCCGCCGCGACGGTCTTTCCGACGCCGATGCCGCCGCTGATCACGAGCGCTCCTCCGCTGCGGTGATCCCAGCCTCGGATCGCCTTCAGCGCCGGCCGCTCGAGATCGGCAGCGGCCGCGATCTCAAGCGCGCGTGTCGGCCAGCCGAAGACCTCGAGCTTCGCTCGCATCTGCCTAGCGCGCATGTCGGCGATCTCTGCGATCGGATCGACGGGATCTTCGATCTCGAAATCCGGGCGAGCGCCGTCGACCTCCGGCATCGGCAGCCCGGACAGCACGCGCTGTAGAGCCTCGGCGGCCGTCACCGGCTTGTTCTCGCGCTCGCTCGCCATCAGTCGTCCTCCTCGCCGTAGGATTTCATGTCGACACCGAGTTCGGCAGCCTCCGCGGAGGCCTCGGCACCGGAGCGGCGGACTGGCTCGCTTCGTCCGGCTTTGCTGCGCGTGCGCGCTGGCGCGGCGGCGAGATGCGCGCGCCATGCCTTCGGCTCCGCGATCGACCAGCTCAGCCAGCGCGCCGCGTCAGGGTCCCTGATCGCCTGCGCCTCGGCGGCGGCTATCGCGTGCCTTACCTCGGCCTCGGGATCGGGCGCGCCTCGGATGCGCGCCAGCAACTCGGGGGCTCCTACCCCCTGCTCGTAGATCGGCCGCAGCTGCACGCGGTGGTGCTCGGCCACCCGCGCGCGAGCCGCGTTGACGAGCTCCACGAAGAGCGCCACGAGCCGCGCTGCCGTGCGCGGGGCTGCCGGCGGCAACGGCGCGTCCGGGCCTGCGGACGCGGCTGGGAGCGCGGGAGCGGCTGGAATGCGGCGGCCGGAGTCGCGCGCGGCGGAGCGATCAACCGGAGGGGGCGCCTGTACTAGATCTCGCAGGGGCCCACGATCCGGATCCGGAAGCTTGAAAGGGCTTAAGGCCCGATCCGGAACCGATATAGAGTCCTGTTCCGGATCTGTATCTGTATCTGATGGCGTGACCACGCGTGACACACCGTGACTGTCCGTGACTGTCCGTGACAGGGCGTGACGCCCACGCCCACGCTTCCTTTGCTGTCTTTCCGCATCTTTGCGACGTCTCTCGTCCTGGTCTTCCTTGTCCCGGTACTTGAAGTGATTCAGAACTCGCCACCCGCCATCGACCTCTTCGATGCGGCGACCCTCGCGATCCTTGGTGCTCGAATGGGGGTCAGGCGCCATCAGATCACGAATCGCTTCGGTGGCCTGCTCCAGGGTTACACCAGCAAGATGCGCAAGGCCGGGGAGCGACACCTCAACGATGCCGTCCTGATCTTTCATCGCGAGCATGGTGATCCACACGACCTTTACGTGGAGAGACTGACGCCAGATCGTCGATCCGATGATGCTGCCGAACAGCTTCGTGTAACTCATACTCCTCTAGTCCTATGCGATCGGTCTGATCGGCTGGCTCAGCGAGATGACGCGCACGCGCGCTCCTTCGCGGCGACGAAGCGTCGAATGGCATCGCGGCGCGCCCCGAGCAGATCCTCGGCGCGTCTGATTACGTGGGCGATCTCCGGATCGTTTCGCCTCGCATCGGATGCGATCTCGGCGAGGCGCTCGTCCAGGAAGCGCGCCGCCGCGGCGGGATTGTCCATGTCGCCGAGCTGCTCCCACAGCAGCACGAGCCGGGGCAGCCCGCAGTACTCGGCGACTCGAACTTGGAACTGCGAAATCTCGACGAAGCGATCGACACCGTGGCATCGGATGTGAGCGATCAGTCCGAGGAAACCGCTGGGCTGACATTCTCGCCAGACGATCTCGACGCGGCGCTCGCAGCTGCCGCAGATGATCTTGACGTTTTCTTCCTGCGTGATGTCGATAGTGATCTGCGTTGACACGTTCATCCTTTCGAGTCAGTGAGGAGCCACGCATCATTCGCGCGCGGCCAGGTTGTGCGGATGCGGCGGACGACTTCGACGAAGGCCACGCGATCGACCTCGAGCGCGCCGGCCGCGACCGCGAGCTCGCGCTTCGACTTCGCGATGTCGAAGTGCGGAGCGCTCGCCTTGGACTGAAACCAGCGGCGCGCGACGCCGATGCGGTCCGCCATTGCGACGAGCTCGGTCGGCGTATCAGCAATCATGTGGCACATGACCCAGCTGTAGAGCGAGCGATCAACGTAGACCGACACGAGCGACCTCATCTTCGAGCGGCACGACGCGAACGCCACGCGCGATGAAATCGCGAAAACTGATGCTCTGACCGAAGGCTTCACGGAAGGCGCGGAACGCCGCGTATCGCGCAGCTCCTCGCGACACAGCATCGAAGGCGGCGGAATCGTAGCCGTACACATCCACTTTCCACCGCTTCATAGAGCTGGGACAGCTTTCACGACGCCCTGCTTGTCGACTCGGCCGCGCGCGCCGCAGTGGCAGCAGCAGCGCTCGGCCGGATCGTCGAACTGCATTGGTGGCTGACCGGCGACATCGAGCCAGCGGTGGCGACCGCTCGGCGTGATGCAGCGGCTCAATCTGACCACTCCACGCGCCACTCCGCGCCGCACGCCGGGCATCGCATGTCGTCGCAGCATCCGGTTCCCCATCCGCCGACGATCTCGGCTCCAGGGTGCAGCCATTGCCCCCTGGAGCCGCCCGGCATCGGACGATCTGGCGTGCAGATCAGTCGGCCGCTCTCGGGATCCACCGGCCAATCCGGCGCCGGCGCATGACCCGCGCGATCCGCGCGGCAACATGCCGGACAGCCGCAACGTTTGTGCTCGCGCGGGGGCACCTCCGACGCGATCACGAGTCAGCCTTTCCGAGCAGCTTGTCGAGCGCGGAAAGCGCAAACCGGGCGACGTGACCGCTCGGAAAGCGCACCTCGATCATCGCGCGGGCTGTCCGCAACGCTTCTCGCTCCTCGCTGGTCAGGTCGGCGCCGCGGCGCTCGCGCAGCTCGGCGGCCATCGATCGCACCTCGTCGGCGGTCGCGAAGGACGGTCCATAGGAATCGCCGGTGTCGCGACAGATCTCGTTGACGTATTCGTCAGTCAGTCTCGCCACGGCTAGGGCTCCTTTGTAGCGTGCGGGTGATTCGTGCACGTCGCGAACGACCCACACAGCGGGCAGTACGCTTCGCTGTCATCCCAAAGGTGAAACTCCCATGCATGTGGACACGCCCTCGGCGCGTCACTGTTTGGAAGCTTGACCCACGGCGTCGAATGGCGAATCGAGGCTGGATCAATTTGGACGCTCGCCACGGCTATCCCTCCCCGTCGCGGGCAGCGTCGACGGCCGCACGAAGTGCGTTGACTGTTTGCCACTCGCCCTGCCGAAGTCGCGTGAGGTGCGTGGAGCCTTCTGGCAACTCGCACGAGAACAGAGCGCGCTCATTCGCGTTCCAAGCCAGCGCCGCATCGAACACGGGACGCATGCGCTTTACCTCGCCGCGCAGCTGGTCGCGCTCGGCGACGACGCGATCGCGCTGCTCGATCAGTGTGCCGAGATTAACGCGCGCGATCTCATATCCCGCACCATCGAATCCAGCCTCGCCGAGCGCCGCGACGAGCGGATAGGCATGCTCGGAGAAATTGAATCCCTGCATGCCGACGATGCTGTCGCGAATCGCGCTGATCTTCGTCAGCGCTGCCCGCAGCCTCGCGGCGTGGTCCTCGAGGAGCTTGCGGAGGTCGGACTCGTGCTCGCGCTCGAGGTCAGAGAGTAGGGTCATGGCGACTCCTTGAATTCCTCGAAGCCGCACGCCTCGAATGTGCCGTCGTAGCCGTCGATCTTGCGGCGCAGGTAGCGCAGCGCGGACTTCAGCCGCTCGACCTTGACCTCGAGTTCGGCGAGTGTCTTCCACTGCCGAAACAGTTCGCGTTCGATCACGGTGAGCGAGTACTCGGCATCGGCGCCCAGAGGCGGACCGACGCGCCACGCGAACTTCACGGCTGGCCTGCGACTTTCCGAAGCTCGTCGATGCGCTCGCCGATCGGTACGTTGTGCGAGCACTGGGACGGATCGCCGTTCGCTTCGTCGGCTAGGTCGCACGCCTCGCGCAGCGCCGCCCGCAACCTCTCCACCTCCGCGATCAGCGCGGGGACGGCGACGCGGGACTCAGCGATAAAAGCGGCGTCGTCTCGCCGCATGATCGCGACATTCAGATTGCCGCACTCGCACTTGCCGACGACGACGGTGTGCGAGTCCGGGTAGGCGTCGAGCGGGTAGCCCTTGCCGGCATCGGTGAGCTGATCGATGTCGACGCCGTCGTAACGCCACGGCCCCGGCGTCGCCGAGACCGCGAGCACCTTCCAGCGCTGGAGGTCGGCCCGGGTCACACTCACGACGCGCTCCGGTCCGCCGGCCGCCACGGCTTCTCCGCCGCCCACTGCGCATCGGTCCAGACGATGCCGAGCGGCGGCAGCGGAGGACTCGGCGGCACGAGACCTCGACCGCCGCACCGCTCGCAGGTTGTGATGGCGCCGCATCGGATCTCGGTTGCACCGATTCCGCGGCAGACCTCGCAGACTCCGAGGCTCATCGCGATACCTCGATCTTCCGATCGAGCGGACGCGCGCCCTGCTCGACCTTGATGAGCCCCATGTCTTCGAGCTCGCGTAATGCGCGAGCGGCCGTGCGCGCGTCGCGGTACAGCAAGCTGTTGATGATCTGCACGCTGCGCGACCTCTGCTCCGCGACCGCGCGCAGCAGCCTGAGATAGACGACGAGCTGCGGCCCTGTCAGCGCGTCGAGCAGCGAATTGTTCGCGAGATTGACGAGCGTGGTCTTCGGGGATATCCGGTCATTTGACCTCAGCGGGATCGGCGTCTTCGGCATGCCCACGGAGTTACCACAACGGTCTGACGTTGGAACATGGCGCCTAGCCATGGCGATGGCGGTCCGATGTCAGGCCCTCCTGATAGGGTGCGCGTATGGCAAAGAAGCAGACACGACGGTCGGTATCGCTCAACCGCGAGCTGTTCGAACTCGCGAAGGCCACCGCAGCAGAGCAAGAGGTCTCGCTCTCCGAGTTCACCGAGTCCGCGCTCCGGCATCAGATCGCCGCAGCGAGCGAGGTGCGCCAGTGAAGCCGCGCACGTGGAGGGTCGGCGATCGCGTCCGTTGGAAGTCACAGGCCAGCGGACGGCGGAAGGACAAGATCGGCGAGGTCGTCGTGATCGTGCCTCCCAACGCACGCCCGCCGAACAAGTTCGGCTATCAGGTGCCGCGCGATCACGAATGGTACATCGTGCGCGTCAACGGACGCCTGTACCACCCGCGCGCGGCGTCGCTGCGTCCAGTCCAGGTGCCCAAGTGAGCGGCCTGAGCCCTGAACAGCTGGAGCAGCGGCTCGGCGGCATCACGGCGACCGACATCTCGGCGATCTGCGGCGTCAACCCGTGGAAGCGCGAGATCGATGTGTGGCTCGACAAGACCGGCGCGGCTCCGCCGTTCGAAGGCAACCTGAAAACGAAATGGGGGATGCTTCTCGAGCCAATCATCCGCGACGACTACGAGGAGATCCATCAGGTGCGCGTCGACCTGACCGGCACGCTGAAGCATCGCCACCACGATTGGTGGCTCGCGACACCGGACGGACTCGTTTATCCGCGCGGTTCGATCGAGCCCGACCGCGGCCTCGAGATCAAGGTCCACGGCCCCGAGGCGCTGCGGGTCCTAAGCTACGGAGACCCCGGCACCGACCAAGTTCCGCTCCACGAGCTCTTCCAGTGCGTCTGGGGCATGGGGGTCACAGGGCTCGACCGCTGGGACCTCGTCGCCTTTCTCGGCGGCTCACCATCCGAGTTCGTCATCCAGCGAGACGACGAGCTGCTCGGCATGCTCGCCGAGCGAGCGGAGAAGTTCTGGCGCGACCATGTGCAGAGCAAGACGCCGCCCGAGCCCGACGGCAGCGACTCCTGGACGCGCTATCTCGAGCAGCGATTCGCAAAGCCAGACGACAAAATCCTGCTCGTCGATGACGAGTACACACTGTCGATCATCGCCGATTTGCGCGATGCGAAGGCTGCGCTCGATCGCGACGAGACGCGCGTCAAGGAGCTGTCCCAGCACGTCAAGCGGATCATCGACGGGCACGCCGGCATCACCTACAAGGACCAGGGCCGGCCGATCTCGCGCTCCAACAAAGCGCAGATGTCCACAATCAAGTGGCAGTTCAACAAGCCGAGCATCGTCGTCGATCACGCCGCGATCGCCAAGGACCGCAAGGACCGCGCGGCGCTCACGCTCGGCGCGCACGAGGGCACGCTGCAGCACGCGATCGATCGTCTGACTGCTCCCGTTTGGGATGCCGAGATCGATCGCATCGAGCGACCGGTCATCGCAACTGCGCTCGGCGCGATCGTCGAATCGCTGCAGGCGATCGCCGGGACCGCGGTCGAAGAAGAGCACACGTCAGAGGTGCCTGGTAACAGGCCATTCAACTGCCCGCGCTACTGGGGCAAGACCAACACGGCTGCATAACCAAGGAGACGATCATGGCTACCGACAACGGAAACGACGGCAACGGACACGACGAAGACGACTACGACGCGCCGCAGACGAACACGCTGGTTCGCCGCGGATTCGGCGGCATCGAGGTCGCTGGCGAAAACGCTGCGACGCAGGCGCTCATCGCGAAGGCCACGGCCGATATCCAAGCGCGGTGGGTAATGGCAATGCGGCGGCCGCGCAATCCGAAGGACGTCCGCCAGCTCATCACCAAGGAGTGCGAGCGGCCGTCCTTTGCGAAGGAGGCGATGTATACGATTCCGCGTGGCGGTTCGAAAATCACCGGCCTCTCCATCCGCTTCGCCGAGGTCGCGATGCGCTGCATGGGCAACATGTCGTGCGAGGCGCAGACGCTGTTCGACAGCGACGAGGAGCGGCTCGTGCGCGTGACCGCGACCGACTACGAGACGAACGCGAGCTGGCACCGCGACATCACGGTCAAGAAGACCATCGAACGCAAGCAACTCCAGCGCGGCCAGCGGGCGCTGCGCACGCGCGTCAACAGCTACGGCGATATGATCTACATCGTCGATGCGAACGACGACGACGTGGCCACCAAGGAGGCTGCGATGATCTCGAAGGCTGCGCGCACCGCGATCCTTCGGCTCGTCCCCGGCAACATCCAGTCCGAGTGCGAGAAAATCTGCGAAGCCACGATGGCGAAAGCCGACGCGCGCGATCCGGATGCTGCTCGTAACGAGGTCTTCGACGGGTTCTCCAAGCTCGACATCTTGCCGAGCGACCTCGAGCAGTGGCTCGGTCACGCGATCGAGCGCATCACGCCGCACGAGACCACCGAGCTCCGCAATCTGTGGATCGCGATCCGCGACGGGCACATCAGCTGGGAGTCGGCGGTGGAAGAGGCACAGAAGGCGCGCGCGAAGGGCGACCGCGTCAAGGCCCCAGCGCCCAAGGCGCAGCCCGCAGCGCCATCGGCGCCGGCCTCAAACGGAAACGGCGCTGCGGCTCCAGAGAAGACCGATCACCCGAAGACCGAGCATCCTGGAGCGCAGAGCCAGAAGAGCGGCGGCAAGGGAACCGCCGCAGCGAAGGCTGCGCTCAAGGACAAGCCTGCCGCGGAGCCCAAAACGACGCCGGCCGATGGCGCCACGGCGCCGAAGGCTTTCGTTGAAGGCTCCGATCCCGAGAAGGAGCCAGGCTGGATGTCCGACTCGAAGCCGAAGGATGGCTACGAAGATCGCAACTGCGCCAAGTGCGGAGTCGTGATCGAGGTACCGAGGGCCGATCCGCAGGGCGCGCAGTGCTACGCCTGCTCGCAGGCATGAGGTGATGACCATGAGCAAATCCAAGGCAGAATCTGGTCACCTCAGCGACGATCGACTCGTGCAGATCGAAGCATCGGCCGTGGCGCACGATGCCGACTCCGACTCCGATGAGATCGCAGCGATGGCGTCGGAGTTGCGATGGCGACGTCGCGAATGGCTAAAGGACAGCAAGCTCGCCGAAGAGGTCAAGCGCACGCGTTGGAACATCGAGCACGCGATCACGAAGATCGAGAATCTCGAGGATGCCGTGCGCGACCGTGGGCCGAGGTCGGGTCCGCGGCGCGTGTCGGAAGACGCCGGCAGCTCGATGGGCATCGGCACCGCTAGCGGTGTTCCGATTCCGCCGCCGCCTGGGCTGCCGGCTCATCTCGTGCCCGACATGGCGAAGATGGGGCGCGTGCTCAAGGCGCAGGCGGAGTGGATCCGCGAGCTGCTCGCCCAGCTCGGCGCCGACCATCCGGTTGCTGCAGCCGCAGTCGCGCTGTGCAACGAGAACAGCGACATCGACGATCTAAGACGCGTGATCGACGAGGTTGGCCAGCGCTCATTCGACGAGCGGCTCAAGCTGTTGCCGGAGCGTCTGATCATGGGGCCGATCCCGCAGCCAGTCCCCAGGCGCCAGGAGCTGCCGACGCCGATCGTGATGCCGATTCCAGGAGACGGCTCCGATGGGTGAGACCTCGATCAGCTGGACGCATCGCCCCGGCACCGTCGGTCGCTCGTGGAACCCGGGCCAGGGCTGCTCGCGCGTGAGCGCGGGGTGCCAGGCGTGTTATGCCGAACGCCTTGCCGCGCGGTTCGCGGAGAGCGGCTGGTCGCAGGGCCTCATCAACTTGCGCACGGGCAAGTGGAACGGCACGGTCCGGCTCGCTCCGCACAAGCTCGGCGAGCCTATGCGATGGCGACAGCCGAGCACGGTGTTCGTCAACTCGATGACCGACATGTTCCACGAGGGCTATTCCAACGAGCAGATCGCCGCGGTCTTCGGCGTGATGGCCGCGACGCCGCAGCACACGTACCAGATGTTGACCAAGCGCGCGAAGCGGATGCGCGAGTGGTTCGAGTGGGCTGCCAGCGACGGCATCGTGACGCGTACATCTCCGGCGCTCTACGATGCGACCTATCTGAATCACCTCGCGTCGAAGGCCGGCATGACTGGCGATGCGTGGCTCAAGCACTGCGAGGGGACCGAAGACACCTGCTCGAGTTGGCCGCTGGAGAATCTGTGGTTAGGCGTCAGCGTCGAGAATCAGGAAGCGGCCGACGAGCGCATCCCGGAGCTACTGCTGACACCGGCCGCGGTGCGGTTCCTGAGTTGTGAGCCGCTGCTCGGTCCGGTGACGCTCCACGAGGACGGCCTAGATTGGCTTACGAGCGACCACTGCTGCGGCGTCGACTGGGTAATCGCCGGCTGCGAGAGCGGACCTGGAGCGCGGCCGTGCAACGTCGAATGGCTGCGATCGATCCGCGATCAGTGCGCGGCGGCTGGCGTGCCGTACTTCCTAAAACAGGCGCAAGAGACCGACCTCGGCAGATGCGGCGACTCCGACAACCCGAACGGCGACAGGCCGTGCGGACGGCCGGTGAAAGCGTACGTCGTGTCCCATGACACGGCGGTGTACTCGTGCGGTTGCACCGTCGAGGGACCCGAAGATGGAGTCGGCGTTCCACTCGGGGCCGGCGACGGCTCCAAACGCAAGAGCGGCGGTGTCATCGAGCTGCCGTATCTCGACGGCGTCCAGCACGCGGCGTTCCCGAAGGCGGCGGCATGAAGGTCACGGTCGATGTCCAGCTATCTCCAGCCGAACTCGCGATGTCGTTCTGCGCGATGACCGACGACGAGCAGGCGCAGTTTTTCTCCGGCATCGCCGCCATCATGGACAAGTGGCCGGCGCACGCTCGGCTGATGCAGCTCTCGTTCATCGGCCAGCACGTCAACGAATGCCAGTGCGGCGAGGGCGCGGCCGGCTTGATCGCGGATCTTCACGCAGCGATGAGCAGAAAGGCTGCCGATGCGTGAGTTCCAGACCAACGTCGAGGCGACTCGACTGATCGACATCGCGCATCGCGCAGCAGTATCCAAGCTCGAAGGCATCGAGGCCGATGACAGCGCACTGCGCCGGCTCGCGCTGATGATTCGCTCGGCGGTCCTTGTCCAGGTCGGTCTCGGGATGTGGAGCAAGCTCGGCGTCACCAAGCATGCCGAGATGATGGCGCTCACCGTGACATGCTCGCTCGACCAATCGGCCGCGCTGCGCGGGGAGCCGCCGATCCGCATCCAATACGACTTCTCGCGCACCAAGCTTTCAACGCTGATCGTGGAGCACAAGCAACCATCATGAAGAAGCTGAAAATCTCTCCGACGTTCTCGCTGCCGATAGGCTTCGTCACATGGACGCAGGCGATCCTCGCCAAAAAGGGCAGTGGCAAGAGCTACACCGCTAGTGTCGAGGCCGAGGAACTGCTCGACGCTGGACAGCAGATTGTGGTCGTCGACCCGGTAGGCGCTTGGCATGGGCTTCGTTCATCAGCGGATGGTAAATCGGCGGGCTATCCGATCGCGGTCCTCGGTGGCGAGCATGGCGACGTGCCGCTCGAGCCAACCGCTGGAGAGGTGATCGCCGATGCGATCGCGACAGAGCACTTCTCGGCGATCGTTGACCTGTCGGCGTTCCGTAAGGGCGAGGCGCTGCGGTTCATGGCGGCGTTCCTCGAGACGCTGTACCGCCGTAACCGCGACGTGCTGCACTTGTTCATCGACGAGGCCGACACAGTCGCGCCGCAGCGGCCGTTCGGAGAGGAAGCCCGCACGCTCGGAGCCGCCGAAGACATCGTGCGCCGTGGTCGCCAGCGCGGCATCGGCTGCACGCTGATCACGCAGTGCCCGCAGGTGCTATCGAAGAACGTCCTCGGCCAGGTCGACCGAAGGCCGGCGAGCGTGCGTTCGCGCCCAAGGTTCTGGCCCAGGTCGATATCGCTCGGCTTGGCAAAACGATCGCCGCCACGGTCGAACAGATGAAGGCAAACGATCCGAGGGCGCTCCGGGCGCGCGTCATCGACCTCGAGAAGCAGCTAGCCGCACGTGCGTCGGCCGCGCTGACCACGAAGCAACCAAAGCCTGCGAAGATCGTCCAGCTCGATCCGAAGCGCGCCGACAAGATGATCGAGCGGCTGCAGGATGTCTCCAGCCAGCTCGGCGCCGACGCCGAGGCGGTTCTCAAGCGCGTCGAAGGCATCCGCGCCGAGACCGACCGCACCATCATGGCGATCCTCGTCAAGATGACGCGGCCGACCGCGCTCACGCAGCTACCGCCGATGCCATCGCAGTCGACGCTGATCAAGATGCCGCCGCCGACGGGGGCGCCGATGCGCATGCGCAAGGTCGCGCTCGTCGATAACGGCGATGGAACCGTGACGTGGCGCGAATCCAAGCCGCGGACGGACGGGGCGATACCTCGCATCCAGCGGTCGATGTTGACCGCGCTTGCCGAGCGCCCGGAGGGCCTGACGCTCAAGAAGCTCCGCATCGCGACCGGCTACGCCGACAGCGGCCCCACTTCGGCCGCGATCCGCGCGCTCGTCACCAACGGCTGGGCCATCAAGGAGCGAGAGTTACTCATTGTGACGAACGCCGGCCTCCAGGCGCTCGGGCCGTTCACGCCGCTTCCCAAGGGAGACGCCCTCCGCGCAATGCTGCTGTCGGGATCCAGGCTGAACACCGCAGAGAAGAATATGCTCACGGTGATCTGCGATGCGTGGCCGCAGTCGCTGACGCGCGAAGAGATCCGCGCGCGCGCCGGGTATTCCGACAGCGGACCGACATCGGCGGCGATGCGCAAGCTGGTGAACCTCGACTACGTCATCGACGAAGGACGCGCCGGACTGCTCGCCGACAACGCGCTGTTCGATGCCGGCGGCGCGCAGTGAGCGACGAGCGCGTAAAACGGAACGTCGAAGATGTCGCGTACACGGAGTCCGCCGAACTCGAGCAAAGGCCGATGCGCGAGGTGCTGAAGGAGCGAGCGTCGCTGCACACGCAGAGCGGCACACGCGCGCAGCGCGATGAGGCGTTCCGCGCGCGAGCGCTCATCCAGGGCATGGCCGGAAGCTGCCTCTGTCTCTGGCCGATCGTGAAGGCGGAGACCGAGTCCGAGCACGAAGAGTGGTGCGTCGCCCACGGCATCTATCTCAGCGCGAAGGCTGCTCGGGCTCTCCCGTGAACGTTCTGCTCCTCCGCTTCGACGGCAAGATGCCGAACCTCGCGCTGATGAAGCTCGCGGCGTGGCATCGAGCTGCCGGCGATCGCGTCGTGCTCCGCAACGCCGGAAATATGAAATCGCTAGAGCCCGAGCTCGGCGATCCCGGGTGGGGCCGCGTCTACGGCTCGATGATCTTCGAGTCGAGCAAGCCGCTCGGCCGGCGCGCGCAGCAGCTCTATCCAGGCGTCTGGATCGGCGGCACCGGATGGGACTTCGATGGCGGCGCGATGACGCAGGCGAACCAGCTGCCGCCCGAGCTAAAAACCAGCGTAGATTCTACCGATGAAGCGAGTTGCGATCACGACCGAGATGATGCCGCTGCCGAGCCTGCTCGAGATGCGACACAAGAAGAATCCGAAGGAGCATTCGATCCCTGATCTCGTTGCTTCGATCAAGCGCTGGGGATTCGTCGCGCCGCCGACGATCGACGAGGGCACGCAGATCCTCGTCGCCGGACATGGCCGCTGCGAAGCGTTAGAGTCGATGCGCGCGGCCAGAGTCGCCGTCCCGATGGGCATCGGCATCAACGAGCGTGGAGAGTGGCTGGTTCCCGTGCTGCGCGGCATCGAATTCGAGAACGAGGTCGAGCGAGACGCCTACCTTGTCGCCGACAACGCGAACACAATGCGCGCCGGATGGGCCGACAACGTCGGCGATTTCCTGCGGGAACTCCAGGATGCTGGCGCCAGCTTCGAAGGCATCGGCATCGAGCACGACGAACTCGAAGAGCTGCTCCAGCTCGGACTGGACGATGACGACGAAGGCGGAGACGGCCGCGAGATCGATGTCGGAGGCCACACGCGCACGATCGGCGGTCACAAGGTGCGGCCGCCCGAGCAGATGACGCACGACGACTGGACGCTCCACCTGGGCGATTGCCTTCTCGGGATGCGCGAGCTCGACGCGAGCAGCATCGACGCGATGGTCACGGATCCGCCGGCCGGGATTAGCTTCATGGGTCGCGAGTGGGACAGCGACAAGGGAGGGCGCGACAAGTGGATCGCATGGCTGCGCGAGATCATGACCGAAGCATTCCGCGTGATGAAGCCAGGGGCGCACGCGCTCGTGTGGGCGCTGCCGCGCACATCTCACTGGACCGCCACGGCGCTCGAGGACGCTGGCTTCGAGATTCGCGATCGCGTCGGCCATCTGTTTTTGAGCGGCTTTCCGAAGTCGCTGGATATCGCCAAGGCCGTGGACAAGAAGCTCGGCGAAGAGCGCCCAGTGATATCGGAGGCAAAAGATCGACGCGATGACGAGACCACATACGGGCTGGGCCACAGCGGCGAACTCAGAAGCAACGAACCGATTACTACCGCCGCCGCCTTGGAAGGATGGGGCACAGCCCTAAAGCCAGCGCTCGAGGACTGGTGGCTCGTCCGCAAGCCATGCGAGGGCACCGTCACCGAGAACGCACTGAAATATGGGACCGGCGGAATCAATCTCGGCGCATGCCGCATCGGCGACGAGGAGCGATTCAACGGTCCGAGTGGTGGTTCCCCGGATGGCGACGAGGTCTATCAGCTCGGCATGCGCGGCAAAGGAGACGGAACCACAGCGGTTGGGCGTTGGCCCGCTCACCTGGCCGTCGGGCCCGGCGTCGAGATCAACGACATCGAGAATCCAGCGCTGTACTTCTACTGCCCGAAGCCATCGGTCGCGGAGACCGAGGCCGGACTCGATGCGCTGCCGGTCGCGACGCCAGGCGAGCTCACGGGCGGACGCGCGGAAGGCTCGGCCGGACTGAACAATCCGCGCGCCGGCGCGGGCCGCACGAGCGGTCGCCGCAACATCCATCCGACCAAGAAGCCGATCGCTCTCATGCGCTGGCTGATCCGACTCGTGACGCCACCGGGCGGTCGAGTGCTGGATCCATTCGCCGGCAGCGGGACCACAGCGCTCGCGGCGTTGGTCGAGGGCTGTCGATTCATCGGCTGGGAGCTGCTGCCCAAGCACCACCAGATCGCCAGCGAGCGCATCCGCACGATCATCGACGACCCGCGCACCATCGAGACCGCCGATGATCACGAGGAGAACTAGCCCGCTTGCGCCGAGCTCGGCGGAACGGTACAAGATCAGCAGGCCAGAACATGGCCAGGAGCTGATCATGAAGACCCAGGCGAAGATCGTCCTCAACGACAACGAGCGCATCATCATCAAGCACGCGAGCGAAAAGCCAACGTTCACCCTCAAGGGCCTGGTGGATGTCTTCCGTCGCCGCGTCAAGGCGCCGAACAAGAAGGGATGGAAGTACGCTCAGACGGTGAGCCCCGACTCGCGCACCGCGTGGCTCGCGAGCCTTGCGTCGCGCAATGGGATGCGTCGACTCGTCCGCGAGAAGCTCGTCCGCAAGGTCAAGCCGGGCACCTACAGGATCACGCCGCTCGGCCTCGGGCATGCCGTTCGCTGAGCATTTGAGCCGTGCGAATGGCAGCCTGATCAAGGCACGCCGCATGTACATCGCAGAGCGCCGCTGGAGCGCTGAGCGGTGGTACCGAGTGGCAGATGGGGCCGCTCGCCGCCGAGGTTGTGGCGGCTGTGCCGTGAGCGTCAGACGGGAACGGTAGCCTCGCGGTCGGTGATCGATGCTGCTCTTTGTCCCCGGACTGTCCTCTCCCTCTGCGCCGGATATGGCGGTCTCGAACGAGCCATCGCTCTCGCTGTGCCCGGAATTCGACTTGTGGGTGCTGTCGAGCGGCAAGCCTATGCAGCTGCCGTCCTCGCAAGTCGAATGGTCGAAGGTGCCCTGGATATGGCCCCTATCTTCGACGATCTGGAATCCTTCGATGGCACGGCGTATCGCGACCGAGTGGATCTCGTCGCTGCCGGATTCCCTTGCCAAGGCGCTTCGGTCGCAGGCAAACGGCTCGGGGTCGATGACGCGCGATGGCTCTGGCCCGACGTCTGGCGGATCACAATCGAAACCGGCGCGCCGTGGCTCTTCTTCGAAAACGTCCCCGGACTCCTCAGCATTAATCGAGGCCGAGCGTTCGAGGCGATCCTCCGGGACCTGGGCGCGCGCGGGTGGGCTGCGAGCTGGGACTGTGTTTCCGCTGCAGCCGTCGGTGCCCCGCACCTCCGAGATCGTCTCTTCCTGTTTGCTGCCGACGCCGAGCGCCTCGCAGTACGGCTCCAGCCAGAACGGGATCAACGGGATCGGAGGGGAGCGCGAGCGTCCAAGCGCCGCCCGACTAAGTCTCGTGACAGCAGCTCGGCGCGGACTCTTGCCGACGCCGACCGCGACCGATTCGAAGCGGCGAGTGACGGAGGCCGAGGCACGTCGCAAGCCGAACGAGCACCCGACGCTGGCTGCGGCGATCGCGCAGGCGCTGCTACCGACGCCAACGACGAAGCCGAACGTACATCGGAGCGGTCACGACCGCACGACGGAAGCCGGCGTCCAGCCGCTGACGCTGCTATCGGCAGCGACGCGACTGCCGACGCCGCGCGCATCGGACGCGACCAAAGGAGCGCAGTCGATCCCAGAGCGCGACGGGAAGGAAGGCCCGACGCTGCCGGAGGCTATCAACCGACTGCGGAATCGCGGGACGTTACCGACGCCTACGGCGCAGGACGCGCGAGCGAGCGGGACCGCGGGCAACTGGACTCCGGAGAGCGGACGCAACGCGGGCGCAACGCTGACGGATGTGGCGGTACGTGGTCTCGACACACCATCGAAAAGATCGGGCGCATCGCCGAACTCGGGCGAGAGCACTGGGAGTGGAGCCGCGCGCCTGAGCCCTGCGTTCGTGGGATGGATGATGGGATTGCCTTCGGGATGGTCGACAGTGCCTATGCAGACGAACTCCACCTACTCGGCAACGGCGTCGTCTCGCACGCGGCGGCGGTCGCCTTCGTCATCCTCTGGGACCGAGTCCACGGCTCAGCTCTCGCTGATGATGCCGCTTGAGATGCCGATAAGGGGATAATTACGACGATGCGTGACCCATTCAAAATCGTAGGACCTGCGAAGTTGTCATTCTCGGGTGGTCGCACGTCCGGCTTCATGCTGCATCGGTGCCTCAATGCTGGGCTCGCCGATGATGTGCACGTGCTATTCGCAAATACCGGCAAGGAGCGCAAGGAGACGCTCGACTTTGTCCACGAGATCGAGACGCGATGGCGCGTGCCGATCCATTGGGTCGAGCGCGATCCGGACTCCGAGCACCACTATCGCGAGGTCACGTTCGAGACCGCATCGCGAGACGGTGAGCCGTTTGCTCGGCTGATTTTGGACCGCAACTATCTGCCGAATCCGGTGACTAGGTTCTGCACCACCGATCTCAAGATTCGCGCGATGAAGGGGTGGATGCTCGCGCGCGGCTACGAGCACTGGACAAATATCGTCGGGCTGCGAGCCGACGAGCCGCGACGCGTCTCCAAACTCCGCAATCGCAACGACAGCGGTGGTCGCTGGGACGTGTCGATGCCGCTCGCCGACGCTGGTCTTACCGTGGCAGATGTCGATGCGTTCTGGCGCGCGCAGCCGTTCGATCTCCAACTCAAGAAGTGGGAGGGTAACTGCGATCTGTGTTTCCTCAAGGGCCGAGCCAAGCGGATGCGGATCATGCGCGATTGGCCGGAGCTTGCCGAATGCAGGAGCAGGAGCAGCGTGTCCCTCGCAAACCGTTGCGCATCGCCAAGAAGCCAAAGGCCATCAGTAGCAGTGCGCAGCCAGCGTTCGAACTTGGGGATGAATTCTACGAGCTCGCGCCACGCGACAACCGACCGCCCGAGACGCGGAGTCATCCGTTCCGCATCGATTCACCGCGCTATCACACGCTGCTTGAGATGTCTCAGCAGCCGATGCTGGCGTTCGATCCGGCAGACCTAGATGGCGAGGCGCTCGACGACATCAACGATTGCGTGTGCAATGCCGCCTGACATCTGCGAGGTCGCTCACTGCGACCATGCACAGGAAGTTGACACCCGGTACGGATATGGCTATATTCATCCCATGGCCAAGATGACCACCCAGAGGGCGCCCAAGGGCTCGCCGACCTTAATCACGATCAGAGTTCACAACGTTCGCGTGACTCTCGTCAAAGAGAACGACATGGTGAAGAACACGCTCACCTCCGACGGGCCGCATCTCCAGGCCATTGGATACATGCCTGGCGGCCAGGTACTGATCCAGAGCGCGATCCGCGCCGGACACTCCCCATCGGTACAGGCCGATGCGGTTCGCGAGATCGCCTCGTGGCTGCACACGCATCGCAAGGGGTGGGACATCGAGACGCTCCCCGGCGAGGGCGTGGTCGGATGTCCGGGCGGCGACGGTTGTCCGCAGACAGGGCGCTAGCCCACTTGGCGGCATCCTCGCGCCTAAGATGTGGTCGCACGATCAGCCAAGGTCGTCTATGGCGCGCCCTTACCATAGCTAGGACTTGACCAGGCCATATTCCAGCGATACAAGGAGCAAAGACATGTCACGCCCCAAGGTTCGGAAGCAGGTCCGCAAGGACGAGATGATTCGCGTCCTCGTGCCCGGCGATCAGAAGAAGAAGATCACCGCCGCCGCCAACGCGCGCGGACTCAGCGTGTCATCGTTCACGCTCCAGGCTGCGCTCGCCGAAGCCGAGAAGGCTCTTGCGCAGTAGCTGACCGCCGACCGCAAATCGGGCCCGCAGCGCGTCAACGCTCGGGCCCATGACCGAACCTGAAACTGGAGGCTCGATGCTGAAGAATGTAGCACCGTATCGTGACAAGCGGCTAGCCAGGGGACTGCCCGGCCGCAAGCTCCTCGCCTTCAACCGACACGGCGAGCTGATCGAACTCGACCACGACATCGACGACTGCGGAGCTGCGAACGCACAGCCGAGCCAGCTCGCGCTGCTGGGTGTCCGGTGATCACCATCGGACCGCTGACCTTCGAGCCCGAGGCGCTCGAAGACAACCGCGTGCGCATCACCGTGCAACTCGCGGATGGCGTTGCGGTCGGCGTGATGGCTGTGTCGATGACGGAGTGGACCGCATTCGTTGCCGCCCACCAGTCACCGCTCGACTTCATCGCGAGCGAGGTCATCCACGCCGAGGACGCGACTGCTCGCGGCGAGCTCGCGGCGCAGTGGTTCGCGGTCCCGCTCGGCATCAAGGAGCAGTATCGCGAACGCGCGGTAGCTGCGCTCGAGGCGTGGGAGACCGAAGAAGAGCAGCGCAAAACGATTGCGGCGCGACAAGCCGCACTAAGGCAAAGACCATGAGTGCTGATGAAACCGGCATCCAGACGTGGCTATCGAACCAACTCAGGCGGGTCATCTGTCAACTCCACGATGAGCAGATGAACCATCTCAAGCGGATCGAACGCAAGCTGGACGCTGTGCTGCGGAAGCGGAAAAAGCGGAAGGAGCGCTAGATGAAGCGCTGGATGCCTATCGTCGGGCCCGGCGGTGAGCGCTGTCGGATATCGGTTGGGGACCGCGTTCGCTCTGGCGCGCGCGTAGGCGTCGTCGTCGGGATGTTCGGCGACGGCGTCGTCAGGATCACGTGGAATGACAATGACGCCGTCAGCGCCGATCGCGAGGCCACCATCGAGGCGTTCGTCGACGATGGGTACCCGGCGAGGCGCGACGAGCTGCCGCCCGAACTGCGCTTCGAGATGGAGCGGTGCGCATGGCGCGGCTACATCGACACCGTGCGGCAGATGGGCGTCGAAGGCCGCAGCGAAGAGACTTCGGATCCGTTCACCGAGTGCGACAATGGCCATCCACAACTCGCGTGCGCCGATTGCGATGGCCACCACTGCTACCGCTCCTGCGATGAAATCGCGCGCGCCGAATGCCGGGCGAGGCATCTGCGATGAGCGGACGCATGCCGCTCACCGATGCCGCGCATGTGCGGATGTCGATGCTCGAATTCCTGCTCGCGCCGATAGCCAGCCATCGAGCTGCAGGCATCGTGATCGGCCGCATCGTGCGCGCCGCGATCAAATTCGATGTCGCGATTGACGCGTGGCTCGGCGCCGTCTGGGCGGCTGACAACGTTCCGCGGATGACGCGAAGCAATCGATGCGGAATCACGGTCGCGCGCGCCGATCGGCCGATGTTCAAGTGCGCGCGCACGCGCGGACATGACGGAGAATGCAAGCCGCGGAAGCGGCGGAAGGAGCGCTAGATGCCCGAGTTCGACAATGAAGAGCCCACGCCGGAGCCGATGGACAAGTATCGGGTCGAGATGCGCCGAGCCATCGCCTCGGGAATCGCGCCGCTGATCGAGCGCCTCGACAAGCAGGAGCAGCTCCTCGCCGAGACGCGTGCTGACCAAGCGCTGCCCGACCGCGCCGAACTGGCGAATGCCATCGCGAAGCTCGAAGCGAAGGCCGTCGTGCTCGAGATAACGATCCGGCATGTCGATCTGTTCTTGACCGACAAGATCGCGCGCATGCAGGTTCTCCAGCATTCGGAACACAACAGCAGCGCGGGGTTCGCGGCCGAGCTGATGGAATCCATCCAGCTCGCACTCCGCAATCCTCCGCTGTGCAACGAATGCCGATCCGATGGCGGCGCGGCGTCCGCGACGTGCGCTACGTGCCACGAGCTCCGCAGCCTTGGCGGCCTGTGATGTTCGAGCAGCCCGAACGAGACATCATCGATCTCGCGCTGGGTCGCCTCGCGAGCGACTACAACGACATCGATGCGGTCGCGATCGAGGGGCTTCGCGCGAAGCTGAGGTCGCCCCTCGCGCAGGAGGCTCCTTCGATCATGCAGGAGGCCGTCGATCTGCTGCGGAATGCCCTGACCTTCGCGCTGCATGACTACAGCCATCTGCTGTCGGTCGCCGAGGGCGCGCGCATGCTGAACACTTTCGCCGTGAGCGAGCGGCGCGAGCAGATCGCCGCTTGGCGCAAGGAGTTCGATCTGTGAGGGCGCTCGCGTTGATCTGCCCGAACTGCCACGCCGAGCCCGGCGCCAAGTGCCGCGATGTCGGCGTCGGCGACGAGGCGCGCACGAAGACCGGCCACCACGTCTCGCGCGTGCGCCGCGCGCACTACGCAACGCTGTCCGAGCGCGCGGCGAAGCACGCCAGCGACAAGGCGACCGATGCAGTGATCGACGAACTCAAGAGGTCCACATGAACACGCCGCCGAGCACCGATATCGTCTACGTCGACCGCATGATTTCGCTACTGATAGAGGACATTCCGACAGGCCGATACGGCGCGACGCCCGAGCTCCTCAGGAAGTGGCAGGAACATCGCGTCAAGCTGCTGGAATCGTTCACGGGGACCGATGGGACTCGATAGCTACGGCCTGCCGCACCGGCGCATGCTCCAGGCCGAGCAGGGGCGTCACGATGCCGCCTACTGGCCGCGCCCGCTCGCGCTTCCTGGCGACACCGATCCGCGCGGCATCGCCGAGCTTCGATCTCGCGGCTTCCTCGGGATCCACAACCGCCACTTCCGCAAACGCTCGCCGCTCAAGCAAGCGCTTATCCGACTAGCAAGGAGCATCCGATGACCGAGAAGACGTTCATGACCAACGAAGATCTAACGAAGACCGGGCCGAAGCTGGCCGACGAGATCCTCAAGCTGATCGAGAAGGAACGCCCGGCCGCCGCCGTTGCCGGCGCCGCGCTCGCGCTCGCGGCGATCACGGTGCTCGCCGAGTGCGGTCCGATCGCGGCGTGGAAGCTGTTCGACGCGTACTTCCGCTGCCTGTCCGTTGGGCTGGCCCCGAACAACAAGCCGCCGCAGCTCGAGAGGCTTCTACCGGAGCCTCCGCCGACCGGCAACTTGGTCGCTGACCTCCTGGCCGCGATGGGCTACATCGAGAGCGCGGCCGACCGCGGATTCGATCTCCACGATCCGCACACGCGGCTCCTCATTCTCAAGCTCGCCCGCGCCGAGCGCATGCGCATCGAGATGACCATCGCGCAGCGCACGCAGAACGCGACCGGCAGCCTTGCGTCCCTTCGGCTCTACCTCAAGCTCGGCGTGCTCACCGAGGCGGAGGCGATTGACATCGCGCGACGCTCCGGCATCGATCCGGCACAGCTGTCCGCCAACGCCGCGGCGACGGTTCAAGAAGATGAGCGGGCGCTAGCCGACGCGAAGCTCGATCTCGAGCGAGCGGATGCGATCCATCCGATCGATCTCGATCCGCTCGCGTACAGCGCTCGCGAGATGCGTCTGATGGGCGAACGCGACGCGGCCCTGACTCGCGCCGAGAAGGCCGAGGAACCTGTCGAGCGTCTCGCAAACCGCCGCTTCGACGTTCCGTGTCCGCAGTGCGGCGCGAAGCCGTTCGAGGCATGCCGCAACAAGGACGGAACCGTCTCGGCGACACTTCACGAGTCGCGCACGCTCAAGATCGCGATCACGACGCAGAGTTCGGTCACCGTCGAGCGCTCGGCCGACGATGCGCCGGGCCCAGCGATCATCGAGTCCGGCCAGCTCAAGCCGCCGGACGAGGAGCGCCGCAAGATAGGCGGTCATCTGCCGACCTGCGGACACGCGTGTACTGGCGAGCCGATGTGCTCAGAGGTCTGGGATATCGTGCAGGGCATCAGCGCCGATGACCGCCGGCATAAATACGGCGTGCTTGCGATCGACGTCGTGTGCCCGCAGTGCGGCTCCGGGCCCGGGTCGATCTGCATGGGCATGAAGCACACGATCGCGCACCACACCGCTCGAGGATTGGCGGCACAGACGCAGCGCAACATCGACCGCGGGAAGGCTGGCGTATGACGCTCGAAGCATGTCACAAGCACGCCTGCACAGAGCATAGGCAGTGCTTCAGTTGCACCGTGCTGTGCAACTGTCGCGAGTGCGCCGTAGAACTCGACAAGTGGGCGCGCAATCGTCCGACGATCGCGCTCGAACTCATCGCCGCAGTCGAAGAATCCGCGCGAGTTACGAATCAGCTCTCGCTGCTCGCCGATGTGCTGCGCGTGACCGAGCGGTCAGAGCTTGTTCGCATGGCTCGTGCGCTCCGTGAAGAGGTCGACGGTCAACGCGCTCTCGTTGCACGTCTGAGGTCTGATGTGATGGGCGAGCAAGCGAAGCATCTCGCTCGCGAGCACGAGCTCGGCGCTCCGATCCCGCTGCGGCTGACGTGTCCTGCGTGCGGGACGCTCCATGTCGACGAGGGCGAGTTCGCTACCAAGCGCCATCACACGCACGCGTGTCAGGGCTGCGGCATGGTCTGGCGTCCAGCCAAGGCCGATACCGTCGGCGTCCGCTTCCTGCCCGGTTACAAGAACGACGAGACCGCACCGACCGCGCGCACGATGCAAACGGAGCTGCCGCTGCACAGCGAGGACGGAATCGAGGAGTGACCCGCAGCGTGCTCAAATCTCGGGCTCGCGTCCGAGGTCATTCGCAGCCGCCCACCCGAACTAGCCGTAATATGGCCAGAACTTCCGGCGATCTCGGGGCTTGCTTTATAGCTAGGACATGGCTATATTAATCCCATGATGACGACGACGACGAGCACGAGCCCGACGGAGCGCAAGGCGCTCGCTACCCGTATCCGCGAAGCGGCTGCCGAGGCTGGCCTCGCGATCGCCATCGTAGGCGATCCGAGCGGCTACGGTCGCCTGATGTATTCCATCGCGGGCTGTAAGCCGCTCACTCCGGGCGAGGCCGCCGAGGTGCTGGGGGTGTCGTGGTGACCGGCTGCTGGTGGACGTGCCCGAAGTGCGGCGGTGGCCACGATCGTGGCTGCTTTCCCATCGGCTCGACGAACCATCGCTGCCTGCGCTGCGGCTACACGGGATCCGGTGGCACGGTCGGAAACCAGCCGATGCTGCTGCGCGTCCAGCCGCATGCGTCGGGACCCGATCACATCTTCGTGACGTGGGAGGCCGACGACGTGGCGAGCGTATCGGTGGTCCGCGTCTACTGGTCGAGCGTGGATGGCGACATCGACGCCGATCAGGTCAGCGATCCGCCGAGCATGCCCGAGGTCGTGCTGCGCGAGCTGGTGGAGGGCCTGCGCGAGCGCTATCACGCAGACCGAGAAATGACTCTCGACGGGCTCGTAGATTTGGTGTGGGGATGAGCGACCCCCGCACGCTGCACCGCACAACTTCAACACGAGGTCATCTGGTGAATCACATCGTCAACGCCAAGATCAACAAGCTCCCCGAGTGCCCGGAGTGCGGGGCTGCCGCGCTCGTACCATGCGTCACGTTTCGCGGCGGCGGACAGGTCCGCGAGCCGCACCACGTCCGAGAGCAGCTCGCGCGCGGCGAGCTCTTCGTCATCAGTGCCGGAGCGGCGCGGAAAGCTCACCTCGTGCGCGCGCTCCGCGAGCTCGCCAGCACCATCGGCAGGCCGGAGACCAAGCACCTCGAGCGCGAGGTCGCTGCGCTCAAGCGCGAGTGGCGCATCGACGGATCGAGGAAGCGATGACCATCGAGTTTCGCAAGCTCGAGGGCGGTCCGCGCTTCGAGAAGCTGATCACCTTCTGCGAACAGCGCGCCAAGGTCGCGTGCGACGGAAGATGCGAGAAGGCGTTCGGCTCCAGCACGCGGCCAAAGGTCCAGCTCTCCGACGACCCCGACGACTACGCCTTCCTCGGAGACGCTGAGGTCGGCGACG